TTGCTGTAAATTTCTTTAATTGTGGTCCAAGGAATTGGGATTTCTATGTAATGCCCACCGTGCCCTTCACAAAACTCGCATTCTTGATATTCTTCATCCTCATCAAGTTTTGCGTCTCCATCATTGCATTGTCCACAGCTGATGTGTTCCGCCACCGAGAACTCGCCACTGAAAATATATTTCGCACCATTTTCCGCCGTTAACTCTCTTGGCATTTTTACTGTTTTTTGAGGCATACTAATACTCCCATGAACTACAAATTAGCTATTTGCTCAGCTTGCTTTAACATCCTAGCTATGAGTTCTTCTTGTTCGTCGCTTACATCCATAGCCCAATTTTTATTTACTCGGGCAAGATAAAGTAATGCTTCGAATGCCTTCTCTCCTTCTTGTATTCTGTTAGCGGCCCAGAGTGGCTCAAGGCGAACAGCTTGAAGTATCGAGCATTCATTGCCTTCTGAGTCTTTGTATATTTTTGATGTATTCATGTAGTGATCCTCCCTACAAATTAGCTATTACCGACTCAACATAATTGTCTTTAGGGAAGGGAACTCTTCACCTTTGTCGATCACAAATATCATTCCACAATATTTTATTTTCCCGATTTCTAGCATCTCTCCATCTTCTATGGCCTCTAGCGTCATTCGATGCAACCAAGAATAAATCCCCTCTTCGTTTCCTTTTTTTGTCTGATGCCATGTCTTTCGAACCCTTATGGATGCGTTATCTATCGCGTGACCAGATAGTTCTACCTTCGGCATCGTATCCCCGCGTCTTTCGAACTCTGCTTTTGCAATCTCAAATTGGGGTGCCGAACTATTTATCATCCACCTGATATACGAGATTGGCAGACGAGTAAATAACTCTCCTTTGTGTTTACCGTAGTTTATCTTAAGTCCGTGGGTATTCATTTCTAGCCCCCTTCAAAGCTACATTTTTGAGTCTTGAGAGGTTATTCTGTCCTCCACCATTTTCAATACTCCCATAAGCCATCCAAATTAGTTATTCATTTTCAATTATGACACTTTTCCCCGGCCCCGGTTTAAGTCTCATATCGTTATACGCCTCAAATGTAGTTACGCCATCAGGCCCTCTGCCTATATAACTCCCTAAATCATCGAATAAGAATCGTAATGTTGGTGGTTCGATACACATATTACTAACAGATTGGGAGTTGCCATGGAGGTGGCACTTTAAGTCAAACCTCTCCACCATATGATGGTGGGCTGGATCTGGGTGAGAGAAGAAAGTTCCAGCCCCCGCATTAATAACGTGATGGTAGTTGTGTAACCCAGAGTTTTGGGTAACTTGTACTGCTTTTGCATTTTCCCCTATTTGAATATTTCCCATTATAGAGTTTTGATTTATTATTGTCTCGCGTGAGTCTGTATAGACATGCATCAAGTTTGGAGTGCCTACATTTGACATTTTATTTTCCCTTATAATCATGCCTGTAGAATTAATAACGCGGACTCCAGAGTTAACCTTCATGGCATTGTGCCACTCCATCCAGTTATTCACAAACTTATTGCCCTTGCCATTCCGAAATTGAATGGCGAAATCCGAATTGAAATCTTGGAAGATGTTGTCCGAGAACTTCACTGAGTAGCAGTTATCACATGTTACGTAACCGGCTAAAAAACTATTTCTAACTTGTACGTGGTTGGCCCCATTTAAGGTTATAGCGTTACTAGACGCACTCTTACTTGTTATATGTACCTTGTTGACTACAACTCTCCAATTTTCAGGGGTGTGTCCTATAAAGATGTTTCCATCCCTTATAGCCAAGTTCTCTATAACTACATCAGGGTTTATTACCCTCAAAGTAGGTTTGGAGGGATCTGCGGGTTTGAAGATCGTCTTCTGCCCAGCACCCACAAACTTCACCCCAGTAGGTACTATTATGTTGGCCTTATATTCCCCTGCAGGCACTCGAATGGTCCCATATAGGTGGACGTTTAGAATTTCCTGCAGCTCTGCGGTAACGTCACCACTTTTAGGATATCCACAATCTTCCAAGTCAAGAAAGCCTCCGAGTCTCGGTCTGTCGACACAGTTCCCCCAACATAGTCCGGGGAGTAGTAGTAAAGCCAATAAAAATTTGTACATGTTAAATTCCTCGAAGTTAATAGTTTAATTGGAGCGGGGTAGGGGAGTCGAACCCCTCTACTTTGGTTGGAAACCAAGCACCTGACCACTCGGACAACCCCGCATTGTTTGGCTGGGGTGGAAGGATTCGAACCTTCGCATGAAGGATTCAAAGTCCTTTGCCTTACCGCTTGGCTACACCCCAACAATGTAATCACATATTAATATCCAGTTCTACGCTTGTCAACATGTAATTGCAATTAATTTGGTCTGGATGGTAGGATTTGAACCTACGGCCATATGCTTCCAAAGCAAATACTCTACCAAACTGAGCTACATCCAGATAATTTACTGTCATATCATTATTATATAGTCCTATTTTTGTAAAAAAGTCAAGTGTTTTTGTCAAATTAACGAAAATAAAGCTTGACTTTATCTCTATTTATGGTATACTACTTGCATGTTTAGTGAATATGAACCCAGAGGGGAGGACTTAATTATGGATAATATCTCCCCTCATGGGGATTTTTTGACGTGGAAGGGATTTCATCTACCACAACCTTGCCACGAGTACTCCACTATAGAGTACTTTATGGGTGAGTCTGGGGAGTTTACCTTTCCAGAGCTTATTGAATATATTCAAGTACAATTCCCAATAAGCTTTAAAAGTGCTAGAAACGAATTAAGCCGGGAACCCGTCAAAATCAGTAAGGAATTGTGGGATTATTCCTTGAAAGGCCTCGAATCTATAAAAATTTGAGGTTTTTTGCAAAAAAGACTTGACAAATGAGAATTTATCGGACTATATAATATATAAAGAAATCACAAAAAGATATATTGTATGACGTTAAAAGGTATAACGCATGGAGTTTCCACTTCATTGCGAAAACTCCGTTTCTGGCAGTCTTACATTATCATCTTCCTCACCTTAGAGTTAAGCAGGCTTATCGCTTGGATGACAGCAAACCCTTATGCAGAGTTAGTTGAGTGGCAAGTGGCCCCGATCACAGCATTGGTAGGGTCATTAGTCGCAGGAGTTGTTGGCGCTCTAAATTCAATAATAAAAAAGAATGAAAAAGATGACGAACATGTCTAGGAGAGCTTATGCCTTTTGAACCCGGAAAAAGTGGCAACTCTAAAGGAAGGCCTCGTGGGGCAAAAGGGAAAATTCCCTCTGCAGACGCCATTAAAAAAGCCTTCTACAAAGAATCCCTCCCTGCTTTAGAAGGACTTAAATCCTTGCTACGGGATCAGAATGATGAACTGTCTGTGGCAAATAAAATCAAAATCTATTTTAAAATCTTAGAATTCGCTCAACAGCATGTCCTTCAAGATTTGAAGGAAACCCCAATCTCTAAACCCCAGACTACACCTAAAAAGTCTACTGGCTTTTCTGTAGTTCCCATCAAGGAAGGGGGAAATAATAGTGCATGATATTTTTGAAGCACTCTGCAAGGTGTGGCATTTTGTAACTCCACCCAACATTGTAGACATATCGACAAACAGGGCTAACATAGCGGCCTTGACTATTAATTTAGGTTGGGGAGTTGGAGGGGGGATGTGGCTAAGAACCCATGATGTAGAACTCGCCTCTATCGGAGTTATAGCAGGGGTGTTATTCGGTCTTACTGGCCTTATTTTCACAGTGGTGATTGGCTTACGGAATCATAAAATGCGGAGGGCTGAGTACGAGATAGACATGAAAATTAAACAAGCGGCCCTCGATAAGGCCACAGAAGATATTGGAGGTAATGAACAGTGACAAAAACAATTTTCACAGTTTTCCTATGCTTAATCTTATTTGGGTGTATAGGGGAATCAGTGACAGAAGTGGATAACGCTAACAACACAGCGAATTGCGAACAAAATTCTACAGCGGTAGGTTGTAAATCGGAGACATAGATGAGTTATTCTGTTTCAAGTGGGGAAGATGTAAGGGGCGGAATTTACAAACCCATTAAACAGGATGTCACATACCCTCAGAGGTTCTTATTTAAGAACAATTACATGTTTTTTTGTGGTCCGGGAGACCCCGAAGGGTTTCTCTTTCTAGGCTCAAAAGGGGCATCAGGGGCTAGGAACAATGGAGCACAACAAGCGATATTAGACAGCATAACTGCAAATGGTAGTAATGTTATTTACGTACAAGCTGTCAGGTCTGTGGGTGATGGTACGGCAGATCAAACCCCTTGGCCAGACAACGATCCTGCCAATGGCTTATCCAGACCTATTATGCAGCAATGGCATAATTGGTTTCAGCAATGCTTGGACAGAGGAATAATTGTATTATTCTTTATTTGGGATGATCACGATGGAAACTCAAGAGTGTTTCCCGGTACTGGAAGTATTCCTATCCCTGCAGGGGAAGATCAATTTCTACAAGATATAACAAACGAGTTTAAGATCTATTCAAATATTATTTGGATATGTGGGGAAGAAAATGAAGAGGGTTTTAATTTTCTTCGTAGTGAAGCTCAAGCAGATTCTATAAGGGCAGCAAGTGATGACGTTTTAATAGGATGTCATTATCACAGTGATGTAACTTTCCCCCATGGGTCTGATGAGAATATTAGATTCTACCCGATGCAAATTAATAATCCAGATCATTTTACAAATATCACGAATTTATACACTGCATTGATTGACCATTGGAATGACGCTGTTACAGATGGTTATCCCTATGCAGTAGTTGAGATTGGAGACCCACCAGCCCCTAGAGGGACTGATGCGAGGAAACATGATTGGGTCTGCTTTATGGCAGGTGCTTGTGGAGTGGCAAGGTTGGAAATGGACCCAGTTGCACACACAACTGAACTTGAAGATTGCCAAAGGTTAATTACTTTTTGTGAAGACTCTACTTGGTATCAAATGGCCCCAAACGATTCAGATATTGTTGCTGGCGCAGATCACCTACTCTCTGGAGGGGATGACCACATTGCTTGGGTAGAGACATATGCAGCTTCTTTTCAAATTGGAAGTATGGCTGCAGGAACTTACACAGTAATGTGGCAGAGTTGTGATGCTGATGTTAGAGACACCCAAACAGGGCAAGTTCTTTCAGCAGGCACAAATACTTTCACCAAGCCGGGGGGTATTTCGAATGAATGCGCTCTTTACTTACAGAGGACAGCCTAATGGCTCAGTATTTATTTGACACTTTCACAGGGACTGTTGATACAAATTTAACAGCCCATGACCCTGATGTTGGGGATGCTGCGAGTTGGAATACTACAGGCGGAACTTTAGAATTAGATGGAGCCGGTCATTGTAGGTCAGATGCTTCTGTTTCAATTGATTACGGGTGGAATGATACTACTCATGCTTCAGAAGATTATGAAGTTGAAGTAAAAGCAGTTTTAGGTGGAGCTACCGATGACTATATTATCGGAGCTACCGCAAGAGCCTCAAGTAACACTCACATGTACATTGCTTGGATTAAAGGTAACGGAGGCTTTCAATTAAAGTCTCGAACCTCCTCAAGCACAGGCTCTGATTTAGTTACAGAAGTGACAGGAGTGACCCTCTCCCCTAGTGCCCTTTATAGCGTCTTTTTGAAAGTGGAAGGTACTACTATCACAGCCAGATTGGTTAGGGATAGTGACCAAGTGGAGTTAGTTAATGTCTCCACAACAGATGCAACACATTCTGCAGGTGGTTTTGGGGTAATATCCCGCCATCCAACTTCAGACATTCATGAGGTAGATGTTAATGACATTGCTGCGGTACAGTACACTTACACTACAGATGTTTTTGTCAATAACTCCGGGACAGTATTAGCCAGTCAGTCAGTTGATTGGTCTTGGTGGCCTAATGGAAGGGCTGGTGCATTTGGAAGTACAGATCCAGAGGAGGGCACAGATACCACAGATGGTAGTGGCAACCTTACTATAGATTTAGTATCAAATAATGCAGGTTGCCTTCTAGCTAAAGTGGCTCAGACAGACGCAACAGATGATTGGGTTTACTACGAGGCAGGGACTCCTTCGTAATGCCTTTAAGGAATTTAAATCGGGTCTATGACACTGATAAGCGTATTTCCTTTACAGGGCAGGTAGGTGTTAATGGGGATTTAATTCCGAGTGGTGGCGAGAATGGTGCCAGTTTAATGCATTCATACTTGCCCGGAGATGCTGCTACTCACGAGTACCAACTATACATTGACACAGTCCCTGCTTCAGGAATTTTAACTGTCTACAATGATGGCAGTTTTATTTTAGAGGGGGCTGCTGATGGGAGTTATTCTGTTGGTGGGTTGATGTATGAGGATGGAGTATCCTTTACAACAGTTTCCGAAACAATAAATGTAGGTGTTGGGGGTGGAGTAACCTTAACAGTACAAGACTTAACCTACGCCCATTCTGTAGATTCTGTAGGATTAACTCAAAGCAACAATCTCTCACTTGCAGATACTAATTTTAGTAATTCAGTAGACACAACAGCGTTAACTCAAAATAATTTAATCTCCCCTTCGGGAGTTATTTTTAGCAATACTTCAGATTCCCCTACACTGCAAATGCAAACAACTTTGTCTGTAGATAACTCTGATCATGCTCACATTGTTGACGCCTTAACTTTAGTTCAAAACTTATTATTAACTGTGCAAGACACCCAACTTTCAAATTCAACTGAAGGGGTGACTTTAAACTTAGGACTTCTATTACAAGTAGAGGATGTCTTAACATTAAACAGTGTTGATAGCTTACAGTTAACACAACAAAATATTTTAACCCTCCAAGAGGTGTCTTACAACAACACTGTAGACAACTTGGGCATATCCCTAACCTTTTCGATTTCCCTAGATGAAGTTAGTTTCAGTAATGTTGTTGACTCTTTAAATTTATCTTCTGATATTTGGTTGGATATGCAAAACACCTTAAATCAACTAACGTTGGAAACGCCTTCCTTGTTACAAGAAAATGTCCTAATTGTTGACGACTCAATACACAACAACTTAGTGGATACGTTCTCTTTAGGTGGGGGTAGTTTCATAGGTAAAAATTTAATCCTTATGTCTAATAAGAAAAATGTGGTAGTTATAAATTAGGAGCTACAAGTGAAATTCGAAGTACTAAATGATTTTAAAGGGGGAGGTTATCAATTTGAAGAAGGTAACTCCCACAACAGCGAGAAGCTGAATAACATAGATAATAACGATGTTGAAAGATGGCATCGTGCAGGCTTTGTAAAAGGTGAGGGGATGGGGGATGCTGTTGCATTAAATCCAAACCACACTGAGATAAAACCGAACAACGTAGTTATAAATCTTCAGGCAGAGGATGTTAAGTAATGGCTAAATTTTCAGACGACAGTGTGCTAGACGCACTCCTTGATAAAATTGCGACTTCTGTAACCCTTACTGTTACATCAGCGCAGCCTGCTAACTTTGCTGCAATTTCAGGCGTAGCCTTGGCCAGCGTCGCACTTACAGCGGGTGATGGTAATGGTGATTACACTATCGCTAACGGGGATTCTAGTGGCAGGAAGTTAACAATTGTGCAACAGTCCAGCGTATCAATTACTGCGAATGGAGATGCCACTCACATCTGCTTAGATGATGGCGCTACTTTACTGCACGTAACTACATGCACTACACAGACGTTAACTTCTGGCGGTACTGTTACAATACCAGCTTGGGATAGTGAAATAGCTGATCCAACTTAACTCAACAAGGTAGTTTTATGGTAGTCGTTCACGATAGTAATATCATTCCAGAAATCGCTTGGGATGAAAGCGATAAGGATTTTCTTTGGTTTGTTTGGGATGAAGTTTTACATGGCTCCTCGTTGGCGACATCTACATGGACAATCCCTGCGGGGTGGACTTCCCATTCGGTGCAATTTAACGCCTCTGTAACTGATCCACAAACTGGTAAAGTTTACAACAGTGCTAATAGTATTTTCTTGAGCACTGGGGGTGCAGCTTCCGGCATATACCAAATAAAAAATAACGTAGTTTTAGCAGATTCTCGGGAGTACTCTCGAACTGTTACTATTAATATTATAGACCTCTAAGGTAGGAGATTTCAGTGGGGGTATTAAATGAAATTATCAAAAGGAACCCTTTTGATAAGATTACTAAAGTTTGGGATTTCCAGACACAGGCAGATGTAGACGCATGTACTATTTACGCTGATGGCGTTAAGTCTTTAATAGACAACCCCTTTCCAAGTAATTCAACTGGAAGTAAGGTTTGTCAGTGGACTACCCATGCAACAAATACTAACTGCCGGATAGGGATTCCTATTAGAACTCCAGTAGGAGGTGCTTCCTATCTTGTGGCGTTAATAGCCATTCCAGATGGGCAGACTCAAGCTCTCGCCACAATAGGAGTCTCCACTGAGGATGCTGTAGTGCCTAACTCAGCAAATGTTGGGTATAGAAATCCAGCAAACTCAGGATTCGATTCAGGCGTATGGACTGAACAAATCCTTGATTTAAATGAGACTCCTTTTTCTAGCACTTTGGCGGAAGGGCAAAATCATTTCTTAAAGCATTATATTTACATCCAGTTGCAAACAAGTAAGGTTTTTTATATAGACAGTCTTTACTTAGTCACTCCCGGACCCACACCCCTTTTACTTACAGCAGATGACTCTCCTAAGTCTTTTCATATTGGAAATGACCTTAGAAAGGAATATAACATTAATTTCTCTCATGGAGTTATTCCAAGTTTGTGGGCTAGGAACACTGGAGATTCGGTGAACTTTATCACTGATGCCGAGCTTGCTGACTACTTGCAAATGGGTGACGAATTGATTGTACATCATGTTATTAACTACGATAACGAGATTGCGAGTGAGGGGCAAGAGCAAGGCCTTATAAATTGGATAGCAGATATTCAGTCTTCTATAGACGAGATGCAAATATTTGCCCAAGAGGTACGGGAGGGGAGCATTTCTGATTCCAATGGTAATGTACTTACCCCTGACAAGGCAGATTTAATAAGGTTTGACTGCCTGATATACGCAGGTGGGGCATTTGATGCAGAGTTCACCACCCCCGCATTGAAAGGAATCGGTGTAAAGATCGCTAGGCAGATTGGGGATCAACAGACAAACCCAAGGAACGATGGGTACGTTATTTCCAATGAGGATAGTTTTCTCTTTGAGATTCGGAGTAACGAACCACAAGCAAGTGACAGCCCTCCATGGGATCATTCAGACATACTGACCCACATTAATACCGCGATATCAGTAAAGAACTCTTTAATAGCAGAGCACTATCACAACTTACTGCCGGGGAGTACACCTCCCGCTGCAAATGGCCAATATAACCTTGAAGATTTTGAGACGGATTTAACTCTGTATTCTACTCATAAAACTAATAGAGTTTTAAAGCCAGTGATGATGGGAGAATATTTAGACCTCATTACTATCGGGACCACTGGAGTTGAAGACAACACTGTTGTTAAAAAAATAATACAGAAGAATGTGAATTAAGGAGACATAAATGTCAATTAGTACAATTATTTCAGAGAAAACAGGGGCAGAGGTGCAAACATTCACTATTAGTGAAGGCAGTGTTGCGATGTTTGTTGGTCATGGGTTGACAGGGGACGAAGAAATAGTGATAGATTTTGAAACAGAAACTGGTTACGAACCCTATTACTACTTAAATGACAAGGAAGAGCCAACACTAGCTCGAATGACTTCCAGTATAAGCTCTGTAAAACTTTCAGGGTCATTCCATGGAAGGGTGCGTAAGCCAGTTACAGAGAAACTTTCAGGTGTCTCTCGATATACATAAATAATGTATCGGTAACTTTTTAGTTATACGACTGTGTGGAGAGGACTTAAAAATAAAATAATAAAAATTATTAATGTTGAGTCGTAAATGGGGCATGGGAGAGTGGCCACCATTCTTAATTTTGGAGTATAGATGACAATAGCACCTCAAGAAGGTCGGCAAGCTTTAGCTATGCAGACTCAGGCAGATTTAATAATCTACGGTGGAGCTGCAGGGAGTGGGAAGAGTAGATTACTTCTAATGAGGCCTCTACTACATATGGAAGATCCAAACTTCACAGGAGTGATTTTTAGGAGAACACAGGAAGCACTTAAAAAGGGTGGTTCAGTGTGGCCTGAGTCTAGAAAACTCTACAGGACGTTTAACACCCGAGTGAATAAAAAAGATAGAACTCATGAATGGGATTCTGGGGCAATATTATCTTTTGAAGGGTTGAAGGATGTAGGCGATGAAGAGGCAGTGTTCCAAGGAACTCAGTTTTCATTCGCTGGATTTGATGAGGGAACTCATTTCGAAGAAGAGCAAATAATGTATATTGTAGGTCGTCTACGCTCCGATGCGGAAAATGATGGCTACTGCATGATTACTTGTAATCCAGATCCAGATTCTTGGTTGTTAAAGTGGGTTGAGGCCTACTTAGACGATGAAGGAACTCCTATAAGGGAAATGGGTGGAAAGCTCAGATATTTTATTGTTTTAGATGGAACACCGATTCTATCTGATACACAGGAGTGGTTAATAGAGAACTACCCTGACAATTGTTTTGAAACTTCCCCTAGCGGTAAAGTTACAAACACTATTTCCACATACACATTTATTGATGGAAATATTTACGATAACCCAGCTCTTTTAGAGAATGAGCCTAAGTATTTATCTAGGTTGAAAAGTCAATCTAGGGTTAACCAGTTAAGACTTCTGCATGGTAATTGGTATGCAAGGGAAGAAGCTTCTGGATATTGGAAGCGCGAGTGGTGTAAGAATAAAAAACCACCTCTTTCAGCTAAAACTTGTAGGGCTTACGATAAAGCAGGAACAGAGCCTTCTGAGGTAAACAAGTATCCTGATTATACAGCCTCTATTAAGATGGCAAAGGATAAGGATGGCTTCTTTTACATTCAAGGAAGTTTCCACCCCGACTTTAAGGATGAAGGTTCTAGTATCTCAGGGAGATTTAGGAAAAGGGCGGGTGAAAGAGACTCATTAATTGAGAGCCAATCCAAACAAGATGGTACAGATTGTACTGTAGTATTCGCAAAAGACCCCGGACAAGCAGGACAAACGGAATACTTAGAATCTTCTAAAAAACTTATTAGCGAAGGTTTTAAAGTCAAACCTGACCCTATGCCAAATAACAAGTCTAAGTTGATAAGGTTTAGTCCTTTCGCTTCTGCTTGTGAAAATGGTTTGGTGTACATAGATGAAGATTCTTTTCCAAACCAAGAGACCTTAAATGCCTTCTTAGCGGAGTTAGAGGCTTTTGATGGAGAGCGGTCCACAGGGTCTAAAAAAGATGACTGGTGTGATAGTGCAGCTTCTGCATTTAATTTTATTAGTTCAAGCAGGGTCAACCCAACACCAGTAATGCCTAGCAATAGTACTAACAGTAGGTATAGGCAAGTTATTAATAACACTACTCCATCCTTTGGTGATGGTCTAGAAAGGAGAGGAGGTCATATTGCCTGAAGAAAAGATGGAGAAGACTTCTTATTTAGCCACTGATGTTAACCTCACTCCTACAGAGGAGAGGGTTAGGAACGGGCAAATATCTTTATTTTCATTATCAACTCTTAACGGAATTATTTATGAGGAAATAAAGAAGGAGTTATCATCTCCCAAGAATAAAAGAGTTTATAAGCAAATGCTTTTAGACTCCAGTGTGGCCACTCCTTACTCTCTAGTTGAGTTAATGGTGTCCAGAGTCCCTTGGAAAGTTGTCTGCGATAAAGAGGCTTCTGAGGAAGAAAAGACCAGAGCTAAGATGCTTAATTATATGATCAAATCTCTAAGAAGACCTTGGAGAGAATATATAGTTGAGATGATCTCCTATCCGATATATGGATATTGGGTTGGTGAAAAGATTTTTAAGAACATCAAAACTCCTTATGGAAGTTTTATGGGGCTTAATGATATTAAGACTATCTCTCAGGACACGGTAGAGAAATGGCATTTCGACACAGACTCTGGAAATAACATTGGGTTAAGGCAAGAAACTTCACTAATAAACAGTGCTGTCTCCCAAACCAAAGGCCCAAATTTTGTAGACATCCCTAAGATAAAATATCTTCATTTAAGGAACTCTGCAAAGAGGGATAACCCAGAAGGGAGAAGTCTTCTGAACTCCTGCTACCTTGACTGGAAATACAAAGCTTTACTGGAAGAGTTCCAAACAATCGGGGCTATCAAGGATTTAGGCGGAATACCAATCTTTGAGGTGAGTGCTGAGAAATTAGTGGAGGCTGCAAATGACCCAGACTCAGATTCAGGACAATTAGTCACGCAGTTGAAAAAAACTGGACAGGCTCTTCATTCTGGAGATTTATCTTTTGGCATCGTGCCAATTGATTACGATGATCAAGGTAACTCACTTTACAAGTTCTCCTTAAAAGGGATTGAGGGTAAGGGGAAGCAAGTTGATACTCTAAGTATTATCAAGTATCACTCGAACAAGATTTTGATGTCCTTCTTCGCAGATGTACTCTCATTAGGGAGTGATGGAAGTGGTTCTTTTGCGCTATCTGATAGCAAGATGACGCTGTTAGAGTTAGCAAATGAGAACCACTTAACAGTGATTAAAGAAGCATTGAATCATGACTTAATGTCACATATCTACAAAAAGAACGGTTGGGATTACGATCCTACTAGCTCTTGTAGGTTTGAGTTTGACAATTTAAACGATAATGATTTAGAAATTGTTGGTGGGTATCTGCAAAAAATTATGGCTGTTGGTGGTATCAGACCTTCAGAAACTTTGGAGAACCATCTGTTGGATAAGTTAGACATTGAACCTTATGATGATAAGACTAAGTTTATTGAAACAGAGACTCAATCGAAATCTGGTGAAGGCCTGAAAGAAGGTTTGAGTAATGGTACAGGAACTTCCACCGCAAAAGGTGGTAACAGGTCAACAGCGAATGTTAGTAAGGAGACAACCTAGTGGATAAAGTGAAGTTAGTTAAAGCGTTCTCTGAGTTTCTTGAAGTACATTTTGGAGGTACTAAGTCTGAGGAGGTAAAACTCCCCATGGAAAAGTCTCTTCAAAATGAACTGATGCAAGAGACTTCAGTGGTTTATATGCCTAACACATTAGATAGTCAAGACGAGTGGATGTCTGAAACGACAGTTGCCTACATGTGCGAAGAGTTGCATAAAGGCTTTCTTGAAGAGGGAACTCTCCAGTTAAATTTTGTTCACTCTATACCAATACCGAAAACAGATGTTGAGGTTATTGAAGTTTACTTAACAAAATCTGAAATGTACTTAGATGATGTTTATATCCCAGAAGGTACTTGTGCAATGACGGTTCAATATTACAACAATAGAATGTGGGAGCTACGAAAGCAAGGTGCCATTGGAGGCTTTTCAGTGCATGGCTCTTGCCTAAAAAGAAAGCCTGAAGAGGGGCAAGAATGACAAATGAGATTTTAGATCCGCAAAAAGAGATATTAAAACCTATCTTCAAGGAAGGTGATGGCGTGGCCATCTGTGCAAAATTTACAGGGTATGGGGCTAATCAGTTGGGAGACACTTCAATAATGATGAAGTCTGCAGATGATGTATTGCTTACGGACCTTAGAAAGGCTGCTAGAGAGGTTAGGGTTACTCTTTCGATGGAAGAATTCTTAAGAAAATTCTTAGGGATGTATTACGAGGACGCCAAAGTCCTTGCAAAAATTTTAGGTTATGAGGTTGAAGATGAAGAATACTATGACAACTACCTTAGTGAAAAGGCAGATCAAGTAGATTTACTTAAATCTCTCAAGACCGAAGAAGATTTCTTTAAACTTACTCCTGAAGAGCAAGATTCAATTACAACTCTTCAAGTTAAGTTTGAGAAAGGATTGCACTCTGAGCCAATCTCAGGGGGCGCAACTCAGGATAAAAGCCTGAAAAAAGTTAATAAAAACTCTGAGAATGGGGAAGATACAAATATGGACAAAGATGACTCAGATTTGAAAGTTCAAATCGAAGCATTAACAAAGTCTTTAAAAGAAAGTGAAGAAGCTCGCCAAAAAGAGGCTGCTGAAAGGGAAGCTGAAAAAATTGAGCTTGCTAAAGAGGCTGTTTTAAATAAAGCGGGTGAAGTTGCTTTCATCAAAGATGAAGATAAAGAAGTACTCAATACGTTGCTTAAAACAGCAGATGTTGAAGTTATTACTGGTGTTGTTGAGGCTCTTAACAAAGCTAACACTAAAATTGAAGAGTTAGAAGCTGAAATTACAAAACTTAAAGAAGCCGACCCTATGACACAAACCATGGCAAAAAGTGGGGAAGAAGAAGATTCTGATGGGGATGATTTGGAAGCTAGAGTAGTAGCCAACTTGAAAAAAATGAACAGCAAAGAGGAAGGTTAAGATGCCTAAAATTGCAGATCGAAAAACCAGAGTAAGCGCCCTTTTAAAAGGTGAAGCTCTAAAAGATAGAAATTACGTAAGGGATGTGAAGACTCTTGACCTTACTGGAGCTACAGAAGCCCCTGAAATTGGCACTTGCTATAACTCTGCTGATGGCACCGTTATTGTTGCTGCTGATGTGTCAGGCTTCTCTGGCAGCATCTGGATCTTGGTAGATGACACCATCTACACAGATTGGGTGTCAGGAACTACCAGCTATAATTTAGCTGTCTTAACAGGTGGCCCCGGCGGGAGTGGTTTTGCCGAAGTTGTTAGAGAGGAACTGAAATTTGGAGATGGCTTGAGCGCAGGTCAAATTGACTCTATTGTTGCAGTTATTGAATCTCAAGGCATTCGAGTAGTTAACGCCTACTAAAAAATAAATTAGGAGAAAAATATAAATGGCAACACGCGATATTAACGACTTCAACAGCTTGAAGGAATGGTCTACTCATGTAATTAATGAGATCCCTAACACCTCAAGCTTCATCAAGTCTCTAAATCTTTTTAAGAAAAACTACACCAACCACAGTGCAATTCTTTTTGACAAAAGCATTCGAACCAACACATTGCTTCCGTCTGTAAACAGACGAGGTGGGAAGCCTACTTACGGTTCTGACCGAAAGACAGAAACTTACAGCCTGCCATTGGCGTACTTTCATGACATGGACACTGTCGAAAAAGCTGATTACGAAGGTAAAAGGCAAGCAGGCAGTAAAGATAATGAAGATACTGAAGCTAATGTAATCTCTGAGAAGTTGGTTGACCAAAGGTCTAAAGCGGACCAAACTCATGAATACATGATGTTACAAGCCCTTAAGGGTATTTGTAAAACTCCAGACGGAGTTGTTCTCGCAAATATGTTTACTGAGTTCAATGTAACAAAACCTTCAGTTGACTTTTTGCTAGGCACTGCCAGTACAGATGTTAAAGCGAAGTGTGCAGAGGTATTGGACACCATGCAAAGCAATTTGAAATCAGGTGGTACATTTGCAGGGGAGATTCCTGTAATTGTAGACAGAAGCTTTTTCAACAAGCTAGTTGACCATGACTCTGTTAAAGAAGCTTACTTGAACTCTGTAAACAACACTGTGTACCAAGCTGTTGACAAGACATTTTACGAGTGGGGCATCAGCTCTGTCTTCCGTTTTAATGGCCTTATTTTCATGGTGTACAACCACACCTTTAGCTTGCCTGATGGCACTACAGAAGTGGGTGTTGACACAGACACTGGTCACGTTGTTCCAAGATTATCTGGTAATAACAGCATCTTTCAAGCTTGGTATGGCCCATCTAGAAAAATGACATCTAACGGTGGCGCTGAGATGTTTGTATGGGAATACAGAGATCCAAAAGGCTTCTACCATGATATTGACTTGGAAACATCTGCATTGATGTTTTGTGAAAAGCCATTGACTTTGGTTGAAGTTACTACTAGTAACTAAGATAATTGGGGGCGCAAGCCCCCTTTACTTTTAAGAGGTAAGTTATGACTGTATCCGCAACACCAAATACGGACTTAAATAGAGTGCGTTTAAATGTGGGAGACTCCACTGGGGAGCTGATAACAGATTCAGTGATTCTGTATTTACTAACTGAGAATAACGGAGATGTTGATGCGGCCACACTAAAAGCTCTTACTTCCATAATCAGGGATACTGCTAAACTTCGAGACGAAGAGACTGATGAAGTGAGTGTTAAATGGTCTCAAGTTCACGACCACTATGTAGCTTTGAAGAAGACATTAATAGCCAGTTCTTTAGGTTCTGGTGGGGCTAATAACGCCTCTTTCTTTTTTGGTGGTACTTCTAAAACTGAAAATGAAAAGTTTTACAACGATCCAGATGCAAACGGTTGCCCTATTAGAGTTGGGGATAGCTCTAGAGTAAGTGACTACTGTTACAATTCTGATGATCCTTACAATTTAATTAGGGGTTAATAGTGGGAATTTTGAAAGTCGAGAGTAGTACGGGAGATAAGTATGAAGTGGAAACTAAAAAGAAACCCAAACAACCTACTCCAAAAAAATCTCCGAGCGTTAAGAAAACTCCAAGGAAGCGAAGTTGAGTTTGGACATTTCAGTGAGCAGGGTACTCACTACTCAGGATATTCTTACCCACAATTAATGGCCTTTCACCACAACGGTAGTGATCCGAGTGGTGTGGTACATGTACTTCCAAGACCTTTAATTCTAATTCTTAAAAGGTCAAATCCAAACTTACTATCTGATTCAGAAGTAAGAAGGGCTTTTAAAGATTGGAGTATGAGACTCCCTTCCCAAAAATCTAATAGAATTTTATTAGATAGTATTGGCAGGAGGATGTCTAAAAAGGAAAGGGATATATTTGGTGATGTCAGGCTAGGGGTTACAAGTAATCCAACACCTCTTGTGTTGACTGGTGACTTAAGAGATGCCACATCTTATAAAGACTCCATGAATAGCACAGTGAGAAAATAGATGGCACTATCCATAAAATTATTAAAGTCAACGCAACTTCGCTTTTTCAGGCCTCAGAAGGGTGCCCTACAGATGGGGGGATATTATGCGGGGGATTCAACTCCTTTAGAGTTGGGCTTAGTTTGGGGAAATCTTCAACCCATAAAGCCGGGAAAAGCTGCTAGGATTTTACCTGAAGGGTATGACACTGAGAGTTCTTTTTTCTGGTATGTTAATTTAGAAGAAACAGAATTGCAAGGGCATAGTGAATTTGAGGGCCATGATGCGGACTACACCTCTATAGGTGGTAGAAAATATGAAGTTCGAGTCTGGGAAGACTGGGGAAATTTTAATCTCAGTACTGATCACAATAAGTATATATTAGTAGCAAGGGCGCAAGGCTCCGAGGGGGTCAATTGATAGATCTTGTCGCTATTAGGAGGAAGTTTGCTTTAATCGCACAGGAGAAAGTTGGGCAGTATTTAGCTCAAGAAAGTTCTGTTCCTGTTGTGGTTCCAGCAAGGCCAAATGTAGTTAGGCACTCCTATCCATACATTACTGTAGATATTATAGATGTAACCCCTAACACAGGCTGGGTGGTGGACATTGAGTCAGATGTTAATGGAGATGATATTTACAAAACTACAAAAGATTTAATGATTCTTTTTAGATGCTACGGTGGAGAGACATCGAGTGCTAATGAGAAATTAAGTCAATATATTATAAATGAATTACAAAATGTATTTATGTTTTCCAGTGTGAGGGAGGATTTAAGATCCACTTTAAACATTGGAGTGATAACCACAGGCAATATAGATAGCTTACCTATTCAATTGTCAGATAAATACTTAGAAACAGCAGCATTTGAAATTGTCATTAAAGTGTGTGATGAAGCTGTTGACGCTAATACTTTCGTTATTGAGACAGTGGATCTTGATGGTGATGTATATTCCTTGCAAGGAGAATCTACACCCTCTGTGGTGATAGACATCTTAAAACCACAACCCTAATTAGGAGATAATAAATGGCTGATAAAATTGTTGATGTCAACATTAGCCTAAACACAGCGGGGGTGTCAAGAGCTGGATTTGGAACTATGTGTTTTATTGGAACACATAATTGGTTTCAGGAAAGAGTTAGAACATATAATTCTTTGGACGCAGTAGCTCAAGACGTACCTACCGATAGTGATGAGTGGAAAGCCGCTTCTCGCGCTTTTGGGCAGAGTCCATCGCCCACAGAGTTTAAAATTGGACGAAGACAATGTAGCACTACACTTACCCCTGAAGACACAACTCAAGGGAAAGTTTACACTGCTACTATAACTGTCAATGATGGAGATTCTGTTGCTGCTAGTTACACAGTTGGCGCTGCTGAAACAGAGGAAGATATTGTAGACGGTATTAAAGCTGCTATTGATGGGGACGCTAATGTCGCGGCTCATGTCACAGCAACTAAAAATGGTACTGGGGCAGCAACTACTTTGACAATATCAGCTACAGCCCCTGCAACAGATTTATTTAGTATTACAAGCCTGTCTGCTGACTGGTCTTACACACAAGCAACTACTGAAGTGGCTGCTGATGTGTACACAGCGGTTAAGGCTGAAGACTCCGCTTTCTACGCTGTAGCAACAAATGACCACACAGAGGTTTTTGTACTTGCTTTGGCAGCTATTGTTGCTACTGAAGATAGAATGTACTTTGTGTCTTCCCAAGAGGTTACTTCTCTATCTGCTTACAGTCTAGCGAGTACAGATATTCTTGCACAGCTTGTGCAATTGGATTATGAAAATGTAGTAGGCTTCTTCTCAGATACAGCGGACACTAATTTCCCAGAGGCTGGCTTCTTTTCTTTAAACTCGGTCTACACTCCGGGAGAAGTTATCTGGACCAACCTTTCGATTATCGGTGAAGCAGTTGCTAAACACCCAACAACAGGTTTGGTACTGAGTTCTACAGAGCAAGGTTACTTAGACTCCAGAAACACTTCTTACATGTACCGCAATGAACGTCTTGGCGTTAGCATTAATGCGGGTGGTAAGGTAGTTAGTGGAGAGTGGATTGACGTTGTCAGATTTAAGCATTACTGGAAAGCAAAACTTGAAGAAGGGGTTGGTACTATACTAATCAACCAATCAGGTAGAAAGCTTGGAGGCAACCGAGGTATTAATATAGTTAGGTCTATGTGTGAAGCTGTTACTGACCCACTTGTTTCTAACGATACAGTGTCTAGAGGTTTGGACAGTTACAGATTTATCTTTCCAGATGCTTCTGATGTAAGTTTGGCTGATAAACAAAGTAGAATTTTAAGAGGCACTTTTGAAGGCTTTCTTACAGGCGCTTTCGGTACAGTTAAAATCACTGGCAACCTAACTTACCAAGGACTATAAGGAGAAAATAGATGGCACAATTTCCAGTTTACAGTTCTAGGGATGTTTCAATCGCTTGGGGGCCTATGCCTCTGATTGGTTTGGCAGAAGATAGTTTTGTACAAATAACACCACAGCCGATCAGCAGCACAACGGTGGGAGCCTCGGGAGAGTCTTCTATTAGTCTTAATCCTGATCGAACGGGTACAGTAAGAATTTCCTTACTACAGCAATCCCCAAGTAATTTATATTTCTCAGGCCTTTTGAATGACCAAAGATACGGCACTAAGAAATTTAAACAAGCACCTATAGTGATTGCAGACCCTGCTGGGTCTATCATGGCTTTAGGTAAAGGGGCCTACTTTGAAGAAGCTCCAGAGCTTACTCTAGGCTCCAATACTGAGGGAAACAGTTTCACTTGGACATTTAAAGTGGAGGAGTTGTATTGGACCCCATCACCTAAAGGTTTAGATGAAGCTACAATTAATCAAATTAAGGATGAGGTTGATGACTTTGCAGATACGTTTGCAAGTTTGAATCCTTTGGGGTAATTATCGGGAGGGGCGGGTTTATCCCTCTCCTCCTTTTTTATGGATAAGGAAAAGTTATGAGTAAAAAAGCAGTACAAAGAACAATAGCAATTGGTGGCGCAAGCTACACAATTACAGTTTTAGGGGCAAAAGATGGTATGCGTGTTGGTGTCGAATTGGCCAGCATGATGCTTCCCTCCATCGGGGTTATGTTAGATGATCAAGATGCAAGAGAAGGTGGTTTTGAATCTGAGGAGTTATTTTTAGCCCTCGCCACTTCACTAGTAAGTAGTGTAGATTCAAATCATATTGTGAGTTTGTTTGAAACTCTTTTAGGGGATGTTTACAAAGGAAGCCAACCTATAGACTATGATGACGAATTTCAAGGTGAGTTGGCAAATTATATTCTCTTAGTGGAGTTCGCACTAAAGGAGAACTTTGCTGATTTTTTTCCTACATTCTTCAAGGCAAAGGGTTTAGAAATCCCTTCCTTGGGGAAAATGAAACAGATGTTGGGCCTACCGCAAGACAACTCTCAGGAAGAATCGAAAGAGAGTTAAACATCACAGACAGTGAGGCGATATTTTTCCACACTGCTATGAGCGAGAACAGCCCAGAAAAAGATGTAATAAAATTGATGTACGAATACCCCTTAGACTTATTTCTATCATTAAAACAATTAGTGGAAGTTAGGGATGCAATGCAAATTGCGAGAATGAAAGATGACGAATTAACTAAAAACAATTAAGGGGTAATGAGTGGCTAGTTCAAATAGACCAAATGACTGGACATTAACCGTTGGGTTGGATATTTCCAAAGTTGAGAAGGATGCAACTAGAATATCCCAAATCATGCAACGGATTAATAAGGCCCAAGATGCATCTGGAACACGACATAAATCCCTTCTAAATGGCCAGCTTAAGGTCATGAAGACCCAAGAGAGAATAACGAATAAAATCTTGGGTAATGTCAAGGCTATTAATGCCGCTTCTGGAAGAGTCCCTACAAGGGCCATACAAGCCCCACAAGCAACAAGAACAGTTCCAGCTAGGGTTAGGGCTACAACAGCTCCAGACATCTCTGAGAGACGAGCAGACGTTCTCAGCAGGGTTGGCATTTATGATGACAGGCTTGGGCAGATGTTCCAAGGCGGGAGTGAGGAAGCTAGAAGAGGGCTGGAGCAAACTAGGGCGGAAGTTAATCGCTTAAGGAATGCTATTAGGCAAGCTTCTAATCCTCGGGAATTACGAAGGTTAAACAGGGAGTTTAGAGAGCTTAAGGCAAGGGCGCAACTTGCAGACAGAGAAGTTCGTAGGCTTAACAGAACTATCTCTGCAGGGCAAACTCTTGCTAATGGTTTTACTTCTAGCCTGAGAAATATGGGCAGAAGTGTTGTCAGCATTTATCTAGTGGCAGAGGCAGTGAGAACTGTCTATTCCCAAATGAAACAATTAAGTTCCACAAGAGCTTTGTTGTTGGGGGCTTCTGGAGATGCGGAAAAAGCTGCCAATAATTTTGATTTCTTAGCCCAAACGTCTGGGGCACTAGGTACATCTCTTTTATCCAGTGCGAGAGGTTTTGCTCAATTAGGTGTTGCTGGTAGGGAGGCTGGCTTAAACCAAGGACAAATTAAAGAATTATTTGTAGCTTCTCAAGAAGCTTCTACAGCTTTTGCCTTAAGTGCAGATGAAGCTTTTGGTGTAACTAAAGCTTTGGTGCAAATGTTATCCAAAGGCGCAGTTCAAATGGAAGAATTGAAAGGGCAAATGGGTGATAGAATGCCTATTGCTGTTTCAACCATGGCTAAAGCTTTGGGAGTAACAAATAAAGAATTAATTAAAATGATCGAGAAGGGGGAACTTAACTCGAAAGAAGTGTTGCCTAAATTTGCTGCTGGCTTAAGAGCTGCTGCAAGAGAAGGTGGAGCTTTACAAGCCGGTATGAATTCCATTAATGCGGAGCAAAACAGGCTTAGTACATCTTGGGTTAATTTGGTGGCCTCTTTCAGTGAGAAAGGTGGAGAAAGTTTCCTTACAGCTTTGTTGAGAGATATGAGGGATGTTGTCCACATGATAAAACCCCTCACGGATGGGTTGGGTAAGATTGTAGCATTTACATCGGAAGCTCAACGAAGACTTGACATGTTTAATATTGTGAAAGTTGGGTCTGGAGTTCTCCGTGGTAGGTCAACTCTTAATTCAGAGGTTGACGCTATTAAGGAAGAGCGGGGAATCGAAGGTAGGTTAGATAAAGGATCAAGCCTCTATAAAGAGGTTATGTCTGAAGCGGCAGCTAGAGCAAGGCAGAAAATTGCCCCTCAAGTACCTTCATTTAATCAAGCCCCTAGCACGACTTCAAACACTAACAGTGTCTCAATGCAATTTAACATTTCAGGAGTGAGTCCTCAAGAAACAGCAGAGGAAGTTCAGAAAGTTATGCAAACTGAGTTGTTGTTTATGGCTCCAAGGAATTACTAATGAGTATTTATTATATAACCACTAAAAGTGGAGACATCTACCAGTTGGACAGTACTGAGGAAATGCAATACTCTGACTCTGGTAAGCTCACAAGTAATTTGATTGAGTCTGGTGTTGAAGTTGCGGATCATTATGTTAATAAACTTAAAAGGATTGTTCTGAGAGGTCGAATTTCAGATATTAAATCTTTGAGAGTAAGTCAAGATCGGAGTAAGAATACAGGGGATTGGATAACAGGCCTCGAATCTTTGAAAGGGGAAGTTGAGCCTGTTGACATCACTTGGAGGGAAGAAAACTCTGAAGTTAATGGTGTGGATAAAATTCTTGAGGGTTGTTTAATTGAGCAGCTAACCTTATCACAAGATTCTGTTGTTGGGCATTTTGATGGGGTTTATTCTTATAAAGTTAGGCTAGACCTTGTTCAACCTAGATATGCTAGTAGAGCAACTATTCAAGTTGAGAGAAATAACTTAATTGTGGAAGCCACTGCTGAAAAGTCTACTGGTAAAGGGGGCACTCAAAGCCTCACTGACTCAGAGCAAGAAACTTACAAATTAACAACATCTGAGGCGTATGCTCTTGCTAGTATCAATGGTATAGAGGCCAGTGTTAAAGAGGCGCGATAATGTCATTAAAAATTACCGTACCTGATCAACCTTGGAGTGAGACTGTTGTAACCCTCGGGGGGCAGACTTACACCTTAGTGTTTAGGTACAATGAAAGGGATGAGAGGTTTAGATTAGACCTGTACTCTAACGAAACTCCAATACTTTTGGGAGTTAAAATTGTAGAGTCTACATACCTACTGTCTAAGTATAAACTTGAGGAATTTAAACATGGAGATATTTTCTGTTTAAGGTTCCAAAAAGATTTTAGTGAATGTTCTAGAAATAATTTAGGAGTAGGAAAATCTTATGAACTGATTTATCTTTCAGACGATGAGATTAATAATATAGGGGAGGGATAATGGCCACTGCATTTGGAAGAAAATACTCCCTTAAAATTGGTAAGAATAAGGAGTTGGTTGAGACTAACATCCCAGCGACTCTTGTCCCCTACTTCGACAAAAGAAATACAATTATTGAGGAAGGTTTGGACCTAGTTCTTAATGGGTATTACAGTAAGGTGTTTAAGTCTCAAATTCAAGATGCTTACACTGATGTAGCAGTACTCCCACCTCAAGCCCTCACTATTGAAGAGTTAAGAATTGAAGCCTCAGTGCAGGACAATAAAAATACCTCTTCGAAAAGTGAGCAGAAAGCGGTAATAAAAATATATAATTTGGCAAAAGATAAAAGAGATTTTATTCGAGTTGGTCATTCTGTAATTTTAAAAGCTGGATACGAGCAAGATGGGGATGAACTCCCCCTGCTTTACGTAGGGCAAATCCTATCCGTTGATTCTGAGAGGAGGGGAGAGGATATAGTCACTACTTTGAAGGTGAAGCCTGCCACCCTATTTGAAGAGATTAAGATAAACAGGAGTTACCCTCCCAACACAACAGCTATGGAAGTCATGCAGGACTTAGCAAATGTGGCTGCTTCTAGGGGGTTGCCCACAGGGGAAGTGTTTCCTACAGAAGTAATGGATATTTTGGTGTACCCGTTTGGGTTGTCCTTATCAGGGGACTTGCTTGAAGCCCTACAAAACTTCTGTAACACGGTCCACTACAGAGCTTACGTTCTTTTAGGAAAGCTCTACATTGAACCAGTTTGGGTAGATAGGAACGCCGCTACCATTACTGTTAGGGATGAGGATATAAAAACATCAGCCCAATCTATGGAAGAGGCTTCCAACACAACTTTAGTCACTGATGGCAGTGCTAAAGGGGCGGGGTTAAGAGTTAATCTTTTCCTAAATGGAAATATTAATACCTCCACTTTTGTCAGGATGGATTCTGAGAATTACCAAGGGGACTACAGAGTTTTGGGAGTGAAACATAAATTAGACTTAGAAGGTAGTGCATGGGATACTGAAGTGCATTTATCGGAGATAAAAGATGCTTGAGTGGTCAGATACAATACAGTCAATACTGAAAAAGTATTTAAGGGATAATGTTTTTGGTCCACTACCTGCAGTCGTAATAAACACTTCAGATTATAATTCTAAACAATTAATTGATGTGACTGTAACAATCCCTAGAGCCTATCAAGATGGAGAAGTGGTTAGCGAGAAGGGCCATGTTATTTATGGAGTTCCTTTTGTGAATCCCGGAGTGGGGCAAGGTGCTTTAACCTTCCCAGTTAAGAAGGGTGACATTGTTCTCTTGATATTTGGTATGAGGAATACAGACAATTGGAAATTGAGTAAGGGCGTTAAGGAAATTGCACCTTCAGATTCCAGATATATGTCCAAGACAGACGCAATCGCTATACCGGGAATACAAACAACCACTACCCATTTAAACCCCTCTACAGAGAATGTGGAATTAAAATTTAAAAACTCTTCCGTCTCCATTGATCCTGATGACAATATAACAATTAAAAATGAAAGTGGGACATTTTTAATGCAATCTTCTGGGGTTGTAAATATAAATGGGTTTATTATAAACACAGATGGAAGTGTTAGCAGTCCGGTAGGTATTACAGCTCCGTCTGCTGTGATAAATGGAAAAGAGTTGGATGGCCACACCCATGACCAAGACCCAGATAGTGATGGCAACACCCAAGCAACTACAGGTGGTAATAACTAATGGTAGATGTATATTTAAACCCCGTAACAAATGACCTAGATATAGTTAACGGGGTTATGAGGTTAACTAGGAGTCAGGAAGAATTGACTAGGCAAAAAATACACATCACCTTAAGCATGAACAAAGGGTCTTGGGTATTTAATATAAACCAAGGAGTTCCTTGGCTGGCCAATGACAACAATAATGTTCAACTGTTAGGGAAAGTTCCTATCAGAACTGTTGATGCTGCAGTGAAGAGGGCAATACTGACTAGAGAGGGGGTTATTAGTATCTCCAGCTATCAGTCAACATTGAACACACAAACAAGAGAATTGACAATTAGTTTTAACGCCCTCACAGAGACAGGTGAAATTAGTGTCACAACAAATATAAATGTTTAAAGAGGGTTATTATGGCTTTAGAAAAAGAGGGGTTGGTTGTAGATAGATTTCCAGAGGTTCTGGAAAAGATCGAAGACCTAGAAAAAGTTTATATACACCCCGACATTGAAACAAGTGATGATGAATTTTTAGGACAACTTAATAATGTCCTAGCAGACAGGCAAGCCAGTATTTTAGAGTTAGTCGAGGCTGTTAATGATAATTTTAATATTGATACTGCTGAAGATAAATATTTAGATGATCTAGGGACGTTAAAAAATACCCCCCGGCTTGGGTCTACTGAAACTCAAGGGGCGCAATATTTCACTGGGGACTTTGGAACTATTATCAACTCAGGGATGTTGGTTGAGAACAGCTCCACTGGAGATAGGTATGAGACCAGAACTATTTACACAATCAGTGAAGATGCTGTAATCTCTTGTGACATCTCAATCCTCAACATAGAGAACAGCTCTGACTACACAGTTATTGCTGGGGGGACTACTTACACTTTTACTTCTGATAGTGATGCCACGACAAGTGAAATATTAAACGGGATTAAGGCATTAATTGACGCTGATGGAAGTGCTAAAGTCACTGCAACAGTTAATGGGTCTCTCCTAGTGCTAGACTCTGTTAATACAAACTCTTTCTCAATTGTCATTTCCAATAACTTATCCTTTTTCAAGGGAACAATTTCTGCTTATGTATACGCAATTGAGGTTGGGCCTACAGTTGCTGCATTAGGAGAGGTTGACACAATAGCAACACCTCTCCTTACTCTAGACTCTACAACAAACCCAACTTCATTTTTAGTGGGCAGTTACAGAGAAACTGATGAGGTTTACAGGCTTAGGTTGAAGACTTCCTCTACAATTAGTGGTAAGAGTACACTAAGCACCATGACAGCAGCATTAAGGGGCACTGTAGGCGTTGGGTATGCTTCGGTGGAGGAGAATGACACCATGGCCGTAGATGGCTCTGGGAGGCCTGCAAAGAGCTTTGAGGCTATCGTTCAAGGCGGACTAGACGCTGATGTTGCTCAAACTATTTACGACTACAAACCATTAGGTATAGCGAGTTATGGAAACACTTCTCAAGGGGTTACGAATGAATATGGCCAATCTTTTACAATTAATTTCTCTCGGGCCACTGGTATTGTAATTGCTGTTAGAGTTACTTACTCCCTCTACTCTGAAGAAACAGAGGTATCCAACAGGGATGACTTAATCAGACAAGCAGTGGTTGACCATATTAATTCTTTAGATATTGGTGAGGATGTTATCACTGGGAGAATGTTCTCAGTTGTCTACGGGGCTTCTGGGGGCATTGGTGAAGTCACTGTGGAAATACAAACACTGGCCAGCAGTGGAGATGCCCCAAATGGGGGGAGTTGGTCCACAAATACAATAGCGATTGATGTAGACGGATTTGCTCAAAATTCTTTAGTGGATATAACTATTGTGGAGGTCTAAATGGCTGTCGTAGAAAAAGTAGACCATATACAGAAAGGTTTAGATACTTTTCCGGGCTTGTGGCAAGGCAAGCCTAATGCAATAGGATTGTTAAAATCATATTTAGAAACCTTACAAGAGGTGGAAGATATTTTATTCCAACTCCTTGAGGAGAGGGGAATATACACTGCTATTGGGAAGCAGCTTGACATTATAGGGGCCTTGTTTGATTTATACCGTAAGGGGCAATCAGATGAAGTTTTTAGGTCTGATATCTTATCCTATTTATCAGGGATTGGAAGTTCTGGGACAGTAGATGATGTAATAAGGGCAATAATAACCCTTACATCTGCAGATGTTGTTAAAGTTTTTCCACACTACCCAGCATGTAGTTATGTATTTGCCAATAAAGTTATTTCAACAAAAACTGAAGAGGGTATTAATAGAGCTTCAGTTTTAGGTGCTCGAATAAGAGGTACTTGGGCATTAGGGGATCACATTATCCCTTATGACTCTGTGACTCCTTCTCCAACTTCACCTACAGTGAGTAACCTTGTTGTCACAATCGGTGGGGTTGATAGTAATTTAATTGTTACAGAGGCAGCAGTTGATAGTAATTTAACTACCTCTGTAGAAGAAAATATAGATGCTAGTGGAACTGCATTTACTAGCCTAGTTCCGGGGGCCACTTCTTATGATGTAGTGGATAGCCTTGGAGTAATGGCAGAGTTGCCAGCAACAGTAGTAGACGCAACACAAGGATTCATTATAGATCACGATAGTAATTATATTGTTGATCAGGATGAGAACAATGTTGTTTACATTAATTATAATTAGGAATTTTTAAATGGCAGCAACAGATAAATATTTAAGTGAATTGCCAGACTTACCAAGTGCTTTAGTCGCTGCTGACTTGTTGCACATTAAAAGAGGTACTTCAGATTATAAGCTTGATTACCAAACTTTCAGGCTTTTGATTGATGCGATTAGTAATGAAACTATTTACGGACAGTTATCCGATTTCTTAGCTGATAACTGTCAAACAAACACTGCCTTAATTATCTCTGAAACTGATTGGAGTGTTGGGGCAAGTGAACCTGATAAAGTAATTAGGGTTTATAAAACTGGTGCAACAGGCGCAAGCCCTACAGTATCTCCCGCTGTGGATACAACAAGTGGCAGTGTTGTGGGGACAGGAAATCAGGAAGGCTATTACTACATTGATAATAATGGGGGTAATGGTGTTGAGTGGAAGATCTCAGACAACACTACGCCCATATCTAACACCACTATGACTAGTTACGTGGACAAGGGCACTATAAATTGGTCTGAGATTACATCTGCAACAAGTGTAACATCTGCTGATGCGGGAAAAGCTTATGTGATTACTGGTGCAGCTAACTTCGCGATTACATTTTCTGATGGACTGGCCTCTGGACATCAAAATGTAATCGCCCATAAGGGCACTGGCACAGTCACAGTTAATGGGTCGGACATCGTTCCTCCATTAAATGCAACTACTAGTATTGAGCCGGGAGGTATTGTGCAAGTTTATTACGATGGGGTTAATCCAAACCAATACAATATGATTGGTAACGGGGTGTTAGTGTAATGTCAACATTAATGTCCGGGATAATTACGCAAACAGATCAAGATGTTTCTGGAATTATAAGTCCCACTTATCCGGGGCTTATCCTTTTCTATGAAATGGAGACATTAGTAGCGAATGCAGTTGTTGACAGTTCAACACAATCTAATGACGCTGTAGCAACGGGCATTACTCAAGTAGGAGATTAAAAATGGCGACAGGTGATATTACTTCTGTTGTTTTAAGGGCGGACGGTTGGTCTGCTGATGTTACCATTGAAGGTTGGTCTTCATACGCTGGTGATGTATTTTATGCAGACAGGGACAATAGATATGACTTTGGTGACGTTGATAACGCTTCTGGGAATGTAGTTTTTACATTTGTAGATTGGGGTTACACAGATGGAGTGTTGGTCACTAAAACAAGAACAGTTTACGGGACGCACGTTGTTAGAAGACCTTACCCAAATGAAGCTATTATAGATGAAACCACAAACGGTGGGGACTTAGTTGTAAGGATAGCTTTATCTGAAAGTTTCTATGAGAAGTCTTCAGGTGAGTTAGTTTCAGGAGTGACAGGCACACACCCCAGAGTAAGCTTTTCTGCAAGCTGGGCAACTGTAACTTCCCCAAGTGATACATCTAATTCAGTTTCCAATTTGGACTGTGTAAATAATTCCACAAGACAATACCCAAAAGTCATCGGCCAATGGGATTGGGATGTTCTTAGGGGGGGCTGGAGAAATATAACAGACCCTGTTAATTTTGACATAGGTTTTAAAGCTCGTCATGGGCACAATATTGATAAAGTTACTCTTTCTGCGATTGGTGCTACTAGTGCCAATATTGTGGAAGTAGATAGGACTACTCAGAATTACACTTTGGCTAATAATGGCCTCTACCATGAGTGCTATAAGACAACAGTTGCTCAGACGAACTTTACCCAAGGGGAGATAATAAATCTAAGGGCTATTTCGTACCCAAAAATTGGAGACGCTAATTCAATTTTAGATACAAATGACTTCCCCTTAATTTCTGATCGTATCACTGGTAAAAGTACTTGTCATATGGTTTGCGATAAAGACAACCTCCTCACTATAAATAGTATGGCTGTTGTAGATGCTGTGAATGGAAATAACTCAACAGGGGTTGTTGGGGATATTACGGCAGCAAGGGCCAATCCTTATGACAATCTAGGCGAGGCTATGAACGATGGGGCGAAAGTCGTTTATGTCAAAAACTCAGGAACACCACTTCTTTTAGGGAAAGAGGGTTCCACTCCAGATACAGATTTTTATGTCATTGCTACGGAAGATCCTGAAGACCCCGGAGCCTTTTTAGATAGGGGTGCTGTTGGTGATTGGAACTCCAAGTACAGACGTAACTTAATGGGTTATGAGAATATTGGAATTAGATACCCCGGATTTGGTCAAGGATGGTTAGATGGGGAGAATGGAGACCGTCAAGTGTTGATGAGGAACGTCACCTTAGACACAGTTTCCCAACCGGGAAGTGTGGGTTTTGGTTATCGTTCCATGGGGATGTGGTATGTCGGTTGTTCAGGGATGGGGAATGAAAACTTAGGCCATGGCTTAAGTGTAAGAAATGCGTACTCTGTAACTGGATGTAGTGCTCAAGGGACTGGTCAATACGGAAGTAACTGTGCTTGGACATGGGTGGCAAACTCTACAGAAGACGGGAATATGTCAATGTTTTCTAAGGGAGCATCAAACCCAGCCCCAGCCCACAACAACATTTTAATTGAGCATAACCAAATGTTTGGGGCAACACAATCTGGCACAACTACTGCGGCAATTTATTTAGATGAGCCAGCTCAAGATATTAGTATCATGGGTAATGTTTTCGAAGCGAAGTCTATCACAGCCAGTGGTCCTATAATTTGGCTGTTTGGAGATGGAAATACCTCTCCATGTGAAAATATTATTCTTGACCACAATACAGTTGTGGGGGAGAGGTGTAACCTTTTCTACAATGACCAAGATTCTGCAGCGATCCTTAGAAGTGATATTTTTATCAGGGGGAATGCTTTCAGGTCTTTCAACATAAAATCAGATACATTCTCATTTCACCCAGATGGCAACCGAACGGGTAACTGGGAAGTTGAGTACGGTGTGAACTGTCACGACAACATGTATGACGGGTCCGTGTCTACAGAATTTACTGGAGAATATAGGGGAATTAATTCTACCTTTGAATTAAACAACACTCATAATATTTTTGGGGAATTTGGTTTTGTAGATGAAAGGTCTTCTGATGGGACAGGCCAAGGAGGGGGTGATTATCAACCTCTAGATGGGGTTAGCATCCTAACTACTAGAACTGCCACAGGTGGTTCTATGCAAAATGATTTGAGAGGGCAACCTAACTTAGGTACTTATGGAGCTGTTCAACTAGGGGCTGGACCGCCACCACCAACAAAAGGGCAGGTTACATTTAATATTGTTACAGGAAGTGACCCTAATGATGTTTCACCTTTCTCTGGAGCATTTGATTATGTGATTGTTAATAATGTTGGGGACACTGTTTCTGCCTCTGGTAGCACTACTGCAGTAACGGGGCAAGTGGATGTAGCTGCTTTTGGAATGCAGTCTGGAGAGCAATACTGGGCCATAGTTTTAGATGAGCCATCAGGCCAATGCAACGGAGTTAAGCTAACAGCTATAGAGGAGCCATAATATGCCAGCAATACAATCTGGGGAAATTTATGTAGGGGATTCTTATCCGGGATCTAATATATATGTAGGAGACTATACACAAGCTGGGGGTGGCTCTGGGGCTTATTCGTTTGAGGCAAATAACGCTGTTGGGGGTGCTCCTCCCAATGCTTACATCACTTTAGATACACCAATTAACACTAACGTGTTGTCAATCACTTGGAGACATAAAGATCATCTCGTCAAGAACAGGGGAACTTTGTTAGGCTCCACAGCTGGCGGCACTACAACAGATGCTATTGAAGTTTTCAATAACACAAGTGGTAATTGGGAATTTAAAATATGGACAAATGGTAGTGCTTCTAGTATAGCGTCTGCAATTCCAGCCACTGCTGCTTGGACTGATATGGCTATAACCATAGATCAGGGAAGTATAAAAATTTATGTTGAAGGTCAATTAGTGGCAAATCCAAACCTCGCTGACCACACCTTCAATTTCAATTTAATTGGGGCACCTTTTTTAGGAGCTTCATCAACACATCTCAGAGCTAATTTAGATAATTTTAGAGTCTTTAGTGAGGCATTAAAACAAATCCAAGTTAACGCTCTTTTGACATAGGAATAAATAAATGGCGGTAAGGCCTGAGAGTGGAGGAAGTCCAATTTATTATGAGTGGGCTTCTTCAGACCAAACAGAATTACAACAGATCGAGGGTGTGTTATACAGCCTTGATAATAAGACAAGTGCTCTTCCAGAATATTCAAGTTTTGGATTAAGATATGGGGAGCCTTTAAGAAGACAAGAATTTAATTGGTATTTGAATGGGTATTCGCAATGGATACAACATTTAGATCAAAGATACGCTGTAGGTGATTTACATTACACAACGTCTGCCGAATCTGTTGGAGCTATCTCCACTAGGCTAGGAGGGACTTGGGTATTATTGGGAACAGAGACAGTTAATGCAACCACAGTTAATGTCTATCAGAAAACAGTTTAGGGAATTGAATGGCTAACAAACAGATTAATGAGTTTCCCACAATTATTGTTTCGGATGAAACTCAATTTCACGTAAAAAACCACAGTAATAGTGAAGACAGTAAAGTTTTATTTAGTGACATAAAAGCTAAAGTATTGGCTAATGTCCCTGCTGCAGTGGAGTACCATGAAAGGGCTGCTACAACTAACATGGATAATAACATGTTATTTGAGAACGAGAGGTCAGACCAGAGTGGTTATACAAAAACAACCTTGCTACAACTGACAACTCATATTACTGATAAGATATACCCTATTGGGTCTATCTATTGTAATTATGATAACAGTTCCAACCCTTCAACTATTTTAGGGGTAGGTACATGGTCCCAGCTTAGGGGGAGATTTTTAGTTGGGGAAGGGGCAGGCACTGATATAAATAATGTAGCTCAAAACTTTCCAGCCACAACTACTGGGGGTGAATACACTCACAGGCTATTAGAAAGTGAAATACCCACCCATAGGCATGACATGTACAACGGTTCCACCACAAGCTCGGACACTCCAACTATTGCAGATGGAAATGTTTCAAGTAGGTATACCGCTGGAGCTAACGAATCTTACTTTATGCAAAGAACTACCGCCCCCAACCAGTGGACAGGGGTGACTAATTATGCTGGGTCTAACAACACCCATAATAACATACCCCCTTATCAGACAGTATATATGTGGAGGAGAGTAGCATAATGTCAATATTATTTTTTCTGGCTTCAATTATCATCATTGCCTTAGTAATTATAGTGGCAGTCTTTTGGCAAAAGAAAGGCCCAAATGAAACAGTTATTGGGAAGATGAAAAGTTATTTTAAAGCGCCCGAGGGCAAGGAAGTTTTAAAGGGTATTCTCATGTTCTGTATTGCTGGAGCTGTCTTTGCTACCATACCTAGAAGTTGTGAGGCTAAAGAAGCTTGGCATGAACACTTAGAGTATTTCGAATGGGCAGAGGTTTACATGGGTATGGACCACACAATAAGTGTCAGCCCCCAATGTAGGGCTGGCCTTTTAAATAATAAGCTCACTTCCAATGGAGGTATAAGAGTGAATATAATGAGATCCAAGGATAAAAATTGGAATCTCAATTATAAATACACTCACCATAGTTGTGCATTAAACCCTGATAGAAATTCTTACGATACTAACTGGGGGATTGAAACAACCTACAGATTTTGGGGGTCTTAATATGCTCCCAGTAGTAGTGCTCAAAATGGCTCTTAAGTTTGGGGATTTATTAGGCAAACTTCCCAAGAAACTCCTCATAACTATTTTAGGAGCTTTAATCGTGACAGGGGCATTCCTTTTCTATGGGGTCACTCAATACGATAAGGGCTATACAGCTTCAGAAGAGAAATATAAGGAAGCCTCCTACGAGGCCCTTACAGAGGATCTGAGGGACGCTAGAGAGAAGCTAGGCGACGCCATAGCTGCAAGGGATAAAGCCCTGTCAGCAAGCTCTATAGCCGCCTCAGAGACATCTAAGATTAAAGAGGACTTAATAGGATATGAAAAACAAATACAGAGCCTTAAAAACAGGCATATGGATTGTAGGGTTATCCCTACTGATTACAGGGTGTTGTTCCAAAAGATACATTCCCCAAAGTGAAGAAATAAAGATCATTGAGGAAGAGATTGAAGAAGTTAAGAAAGACCTTCCTGTAGGTGCATTAAGGGAGTGTACTGAAGTTCTTATTTTTGAAGGGACCACAATGGAAGACTTGTTGCTTGTTGTTAGTAATAACATCGCCAATCAAAGGGATTGTATTGTTTTGAATGAATACAAAAATAAACTATTAAGAATTTATGTTCTAGGGGAAGACGATGGCAACTAGGCCTTCAGATAATTATGAATGGGCTTCATCAACTGTAACTCAAGATATCAATATCGAAGGGAGTATTTATACAGTTGACAATAAGCAAGAGCCTTTCCAAGATCAGAAGGATTATGGAATGGCGTATGACCCGATTGGAGTTGAAGATAGGAGAGGGTGGCCTATTCAATTTTTAAATTACCAATTGAATGGGGTTTACCTCTGGATGGAACATCTTGACGAGAGGTATATCTCTGGGGATTGTTTTAAATCTATTGGCAGTGATAAAACTACAATAGATGCACAATTAGGGGGAAGTTGGACACTCCTTGATACAGTAGTTGTAGGTGGAATAGGTAGTGTCCAATACTGGGTCAAGGATTAATCCTTGGAGTGGGGATTAATCCCAGTTGTGTATGGAGGCCTCATAGAGATGGTATGTGCTTGAGGGCCTTTTAAAAAATTCTGCTCAATTTCCTCAAGGGTTTTTATTCTACCCTTTGCTCGATTAAGTGCATGGGCTATTTTTTCAAGCTCATTTTTAGGGATTAAATTTAAAGAGGACGCTGGACCTCCATATCTCCCGGCCTCCTGACATTCCCAATTACACCCCATGGAATACTCCAAAGCATCACATAACTCCTGCAGTAATTCTTGATCGTGGTTATTCAACATTGCACAGAGCACTTCGGGCACAAGGGATCTCCATTCTGAGGCCCTATACAGAAGCAGGGACTATCACTCATCCCAATCCTCTGGTTTTTTAGTTAGCGTAGGGGACATAGCCATGAAGTCTTTAATACTAAAAATTCTAACATACTTGCCTAGTCCTATCCTCCGCCAATCGCATTCTATTGTCACATGCTCCAAATTAAGACTACATATCTGCAAAGGTTGGTCTAAGAAGCTCCTGTCGCCGTTCCGAGGACAAACTTTGGAGAGCATTACGAAGTCTCCCTTTTCTAACAACTTACTCACTATTATCATTTCTTTTTACTCCTGTATACGTTCTTACAAACAAAACACCTGCTAACCCCTTCAATAGGCTTCCCCGGATTAGGGGTTTTACAGCTTGAGCAACCCCACCATAATTTAATCATTGGGAGTTACCTTAAAAATGAATTTAAAAGTAGAATGGTCAAGCACTCCCCCATACTCATCATCATCAACAATCATACTGTCCACTGTTGAACCTTTCATGACATTGTTTTCAACGTGCTCCACTAAGATTTCTTCAACCTCCTTACTAGTCAGTACTATTACCATCACTCACCTCCTTCATGTGTAAGGCAGAGAAGGTTTTTCTTCTGCTCCTCGACTACCACCAATTGCGCTCGTAACCTCTTAACCTCCTCATCCAATTGGGTAAGGGCAACTTGTGTAACCTCTTGCTGGTCAATCTCCGCCTCAATTTCTACCCAACCGACTGGAAACCACCCGTCAACATTAACTTCATAATTGTGCAGGCTGAAGCTGTTACAACTTCCCCCCAATTCTATGAAGTCCTTGATGTTAGTTATTACTAAAAATTGCCTAATCTTCATCTAAACCTCCTATTTAATACGTCCTAGATAGTCTAGCGATGTCCCGAGCATACTCGGGGTCATTTGCCTTCTTGTAGAAATCCCTTGCATCATCTGATGCGTAATTCCTTCCTTGGGAATCGGTTTTCTGTAGCCACTCCTTGTCCAATCTCTCCTGAGAATAGACAACAGGCCCATACACCCTTTCTTCCATAGCATTTAAATGCATCCTTTCCTCGTAATGCATACCGTAATTGTACACATCAAATCCAGCATTGTAAAGAGTCTCTTTCTTATAGGCATCAGATTTATGTGACCAGTCCATATACGCTTCTAAATCTAGGACACTGAATTGAATTCGTATTTCAATTTTACTCTCCAAAGGTGCTTCAGTTTTATGGGCTTCTTCATCAGAGGCTAATTTCTCTATTATCTCAATTGCTTCCTCTTCTGTCTTCCCAGTGGAAAGAAGGTCTCCATAAAGGATTTCATATTCTTCTTTTAAGGGAGTGCCAAAAGTCTCTACATAGGATCTATTTCTACCCTTCTTTCGATTAATGCCGTACTTGCCTCTTCTCAGTCTTCCCACAATCCTACCTCCCAACATTCACTCTCACAAAACAGTTGGTCTATCTCTTCCAGAGATAGCCAAATACAATATTTATCCAAATTAATCTACCCTACTTAGGGAAGTAATAACTACATGGCAACTACTAAGCCCTGCATCAAGTTGAGTTTTATGCTTAATATCAAGGATAAGAGTCTCAATTGAAGTTGTGTGGTCGATACGCTCTAAGCCATCCACAACCCCGTGAAGTTCCCCGTCCTCATATACCTCGGCGTAGTAGTGGTAACACCTAAGCTTCCTTTTAAATAGCCCCTTAAACATTGTAATACTCCGCCACATAGTCTAAAACAGGGGGTTGATACCCTTTCCACTTCATAATCTTACCTTGGCCATCATCCTTCCTAAACACATAGAGACCAAAATCAGGATTGTATGAAGCTTGTACAGGAGAGGAGAAATCCTTCTTAAAGATTTCAAAACACGCCTGTGCAACTACCTCCTTTTCAGAGTCTGAATCATACTCCTTCAATAAGTCATTGTAACGAGGGAATTTACTCCAGTTACTTTCCATAATATCCTCAACAACAAACTGCATAGGCCAAGGAACTCTGTTGTAAAGTAAGATTAGCATGTGGAATAACATCAACACCTCACTTCCATCCCGCGCTTCAATCACCTCTTTTGCCATGGCGTGAAAATCCCTGTATTCAGGACACACATCAGACATGTTCTTTTGTAGAACTTCATCCTTTTTTGGATCATATTCGGGAAAGTAATAGTTAACCGCTTGGGACAACACCACAAAGGAGTCCCCCAGAGCGTCTGCAAGCTCGACAAGGTCTTCACCCCTACCCTCACCTACCCTTACCGTATTTATCTTCTCTAGGGCCTCTCCTAGCTCCACACAACACTCTTCGTAACAGTTGGCCCAAATGTTACCCTCTTCCTCCTCTTCCTTGGTGAAAACAGATGCCCATTTCAGGACATCAAAATACAATTCATTCAAAACTTTAACCTGATACTGTGTCTGTCGTTGTTTCATAGTCATACCACACTCCTTTATGCTTACCTTTTTTCTCTATCACTTCCCACACATCACCAGTGAGGGTACGAATTTTGCCACTTACGTACATTGCTTCAATTTTTTGTACAACGGGTCTCCCCTCCTTGATAAAAGAGATTCCCTTTTTGGTTTTACTTGCTATGTGCTTTACTAATACTCTCATTTTACACCCCCAACTCTTTAAGCCCTGTAATTACTCGCCCAATGGCAGCTTTTTTAGCGGCAAAACTCCTACCTAGTTTTGCCCATTGCCTTTTAGTAGTTACCATAAAGCCGATATGCCCCTCATAACGGGGATTAAAATATGTATGTAAAGACCCTCCATCTTTAATGCTAATTGCTAAGGTGTCTTCTGTTAAGTAGACATTCTTTGTTGAGTGGTCTAACTGATGTTCCAGAGATACCGTCCCAAGCAACCAAGAAATAAACTTTATAGAGTAATCCTTGTGGGTAAAGGACTCCCCATTCAAGTAGTGAATAATAACCTTTAATTTTTCTTCATTCTTTTTCCGCATATAAACTCCTCCACTAGATTCAGACAGTAGGTATTGTAAGTATCTTCTTCCCCCTCAATGTTTTCTACATCAAACGTGTTGTCGATAACACCATCATCAATATAACCCCTACTATCTGAGAAGTCAAATCCTTTTCTCCTAATTCTGAGTAATAAGATGTTCTCCTGCCCCAGAACATCAATCAAGGGAGGAAGCTCCTCTTTAAACCCTGTAGAGGAGTCAAAGAACACCCTGTGAGGGTGGTTGATTAATGCCTGTACCCTTTTACGTCCAAACCAATCTTGCCCTAGAGTAGGTTTAATCATAAATTCAGAAACGTGTATCATAGCTTCTCTGGGAGTGAGTATGGCATCTAGTCGATCAATTTCTGCAACGCAAATATCTCGGTCAGACACTAAAACCCTCTCTAAGGGATTAAAACTTGGAAAAAATAATTTGGGGTATGTCTCTATTAACTGCGTCAAGACAGGGAAAGCAACCTTCAACCTTTTATTAGGCTTCTCCTTTTCCCCCCTGTCGGTGAAATAGTACTCAACTTCCCTTGTAGACAACATCCAAAAAGATTCAACAAGATTATAAAGTGTGTCTTTACACTCACAGATCTTACTTGGATACATTAAATTATTTTGTATGTAATCAATGGCTGTATTTTTACCAATATCTGCCGGACCATTAAATAAAACTATTTTCTTATCCATATGCCCTCCGTACATAGTCTAAACTAACTGGACATGGAAGACCAAAACCATCTTCCACTTCATTTAACATAATAATTCCTCTAAAATGATTATTCCCTTGGTGGCCTTTATACCCCTCATCAAAAGGGTATGCAGCTCCATTAATAATTCCTATTTGATGCTTACCATTTAAAAGGGGTTTAATCGCCATCTCCAAGCATTGCTTATGCCCAACGACAAAAGACAAAATAAATATCCTCAATCGACACAGGCTTTAGGAATGGGTGTACTATCCAGCCGTATTCTTTCAGGGGGAGTGTATCCACTCCTACAAAACCATCCAGTTCTGATTGGTCATTGGCCAGCCTGTCAAATCTATCCTCGTGATTTCCACAACAGAAGTGCATTTTTGGTCTATACACTTTTTTCTTATTTTCTTTTTGCCTTTGTTGTAAATCTTTAAGAGGTCTGAGGAGAAGTTCCATTCCCTCATTGCCAGCTTCAATATCATCCTTTAATCTTCGCCCTTCAAAAACTTTCTTTCCTTTATCGTAGGAGGATAGAGATTCGAAATCATAATGGTCCCCAATGTGAACAATTATGTCAGGCTGCTCTTCTATAATGTAATTACCATACCAACTCATGTACTCTAGTTCTTGGCTAGGTTTACATTGTGTATCTGCTATTACTAATATCCTCTTACTCATCTTCCATCCTCCATTGAGAGGCCAGAGCCTGTGCCTCTCGACAAGCTTCTGGGCAAGTCCAGCCTACGCTTGAATCTACGTTGGGGATAAATATTCCTTCAGTGGGTAGGAGGTAGGATTTAAAACGACAACCTAAATCATGAACCATTACTTCCCCATCCTCCCCCATTGTGGCAGCTTCCACTATCCAACTGTACAATTCATGGGGGACAACAGCCCACCCATAAGTAATTTTGCTAGAGTTCGTCATCTTCAAATACCCCACCACTCACTAACACCTCCACAATTTAGGTTCATCACTCTTAACAAAGTCTTCTAAATACTCTGTGAGAGGTCCATCAGTTCCATTGTAGTGGTAGGTGAGGAAGTTGATGTTACCATCTTCATTCTTCTCTAAAGCGCAAATCCAGCCACAATCCTCCTCTCCGTCTACCTCTTTCACCACTTTATAAAGGATACCCCCTATGTACTCCATGTCCTCCCAATTGTCGTCTAGGTAAAGACTAATCTCTTCATAACCTAAAGACTTTACAAACGCTTCAGAGTCTTTTTCATCTGCTGTTATAGGGTAAAGTGTCCCCTTATTCAATTCCATAGTGCTCATATATTAGGTTCCTTTAATTCATCAATTATTTGTTGCCTTCTTTTAGTGGCGTTACTGCCGGGAATTATTCCTCGGATAGTAAGCCACTCCTTTTCATCTCCTTTCATAATTTCAATAGCCTTCTTTTCAAACCAAGCTTCTTCGTATGTAATTCCTTGCTTCTCTGCATAGGATTTTATTTTATGAGCTTCTTTGGTTACAAGCTGTAAAGATCCGGGTGCAGGTATTAAGTGCTTTAAAAAATCTAAAATGTCACCTTCTTCTCTGAGAGATGCATTACCAGAAATATGATCTACTTCCAGTTTACTTTTTCCTTCCCACACACCAGATAACGCACAGTAAGTGCCAGACTTGGCCCTCGTTTCTACCCCTGCAGGTACTGGCTTGCACTCTCCATTTTTAAATATAATTTTTATTGGAGATCTATTCCAAACAGCTTCTCTAAATCTCCCCCTAAGCCAAGTATAAAACTTAGCTTTAGAGGGCCATACCTCGGGATACCACACCCAAGGTTCCCAAGGACTATCCTGCTCTGACATAGTAAGTTTCAGTCCTAGTTTTTTCTTGCACTCCCAACCTAAATCTTCTGCAGAGTCCTCCCCTGTAGTGTGAGCATCTATGTAGCCGATCAATTGCCCTTTTAAATCAACCACCACAAAAATAGTATTCCACCAGCGATGGTAATCGTGAACCTCTCGGTACATAAAATCGCCAGACTCCCTTAAAGTTTCGAAAAGGTCTTCTCCTGTTTCACAAGGATAGTCATTTTTCTTACAATAATTTTCAATGTACTTAATCAACTCTTCATTTGTTTTCATTATTTCTCAATCTCCAATTTCTTTAAAGTGGTTTCCACATCTATGAAGTCATCTTGCTTCCTATGGATGTGTGCCATATCTACCATCTCTTGCATAACATAGAGCCAATTAATTCCTACCTGATCTCCTCGCCAGCCTTCCACTTCTTTTGGCTCAGGATAAAGCTTCTTGAACACATCTACCATAACTTGCCAAGCTTCCTTATCGGTAGTGCAATCTTTAAGAGCTTTATAAGCAGACTTCGCTCCCCAGCGAACATCACTACAACAATTCGCTTTATAATTGTCCACATCATCGTCTGAGATTATTTGAAAATATTTAAAGAGCCTGCCATGACCTTTAATCTTTTCATTAGGAGCTTGCCCTTCAATCCTTAATTCCCCAAATCCATTGCAGTTTATAATTCCCTCTGAAGGCCTTTTAGGGTTGTAGAGTTTTATTGGAGTTCCATACATATCCTTATCTTCAGCAATAACAACACACTTCTCTCCTTTTTGTGTCCTCTCAATGTACTCCCAAACAAGTTTGTCGTCTGCCTCAATACCAGTAACAACTTCCCCTTTGTATTTCTTAACCAAGTAGTCCGTCACTTTATCAAGGAGGAGGGGTTTAACCATACCCTTCCTTGGACCCTTATATTCCTTTAAAGTGGAAAGCTCCACTCGAAAGCTATCCCCCTTCCCAGCAAAAGCAACAATCTTTTTTGCCCCTATATCCTTGAGAGCTTTATCAATAAAAACTTTACAAGAGTGTAGGATATGATCCAATGGCTCTGTTTGCTCTTGTAGAATTTCAAAATCAAACAGTTTGAGTAGGTCTTCCTTAGACCTCTCTTCCTCTATTTCAAGGAGGGAAAGCCAGTCTCCCAGCTCCCCGCCAAACTCCTTCTTCTTCCTACCCCAAAAGGCAGTTTTATTTTTGAAGACTTTAGATACTTGGGTGTTTTTATTCGTCACCTTGAGGGAGGTTTCCTCCCCCACACTGGCTAACGTATATTTCACCATATCTAAGTCGATAATGGCTGTAGTCACTTCTTAGAACGGAATCTCGTCATCAATTGTATCTTCCTCCCCTTCAGGGGCTACAACATCAGGGGCATCTCCAGCCTCAAATACGGGTGGCTCACTGCCTTCTGTACTGTCCCCTTGCCCTACTACCTCTTCAGACTTATCGCCTTGTGAGGAGGCTCTAGAGCCGCCGTAGAGCTTGTTAAGCTGCGCCTCAAAGGGGCTTCCTTCAAAATCTGGAGATTGCTTCATAGTGTTGACGACACAACGTCTCAACATCTTAATGTCATGCTCTAAGTTGTCCTCATCATCAATACTCACTGCATACAGGATGTCTTCAGGGTATGAGGGTTCCCCATTTTCAGCCCACATATCCTTGACTTCCTCTGGGATAGCCCCTTTAAAGCTTACTTTTTCTTGTACATACCCTTTATCATTCTTAAAGATACGTAATTCAAATTGAGCAAACCGGCCAATCAACCGGCCTAAATCTTCTTCAACAAGCGCCTCCCCTTGTTGAACGACTTCAGTGGCCACGGCCAATTTGTACAAAAAGGATTTTTGCTTAAGGGTCCACTCCCCATTAACTTTCTCCCACTTCACTTCATACTTCCTACCAACAATGGAGTCTGAAGGTTTTTTACCTTTAGGAGTGAATTCCCCATTCAGTAAAGTTCGAACTGGAACAGGCCCTTTACTACCATCACCAAAAAACTTGTCATAGTCCATTGGGAACTTCGGAAAGTCCACTGTGATTGCATAGCACCTTGCAGGACGTTGTTTAAAGCAATTGAAGACATTACCATCCGCATCTTCTTCAAAGTAATTCTCAGGGTACTCTTCCAAGTATTTGGCTTGAGCATCCTTATCCCCAGCAAAAGGCATCTTGGCATCTTCAAGCTCCTGCTCCCCTAAGTAAACAACACCTGAGATAACCCCAGCTACAGATTTGGCTTTTGCCTGTGTTCCACAAGCAGCTACAAGAGCGGTATTGTAAGCTTCCCAATCTATTGTGCTTTCGCCACTTGATTTTTTACCACCCTTAAATTTGTTACTAAAATCTCTTGACATTTATGTCTCCTATTAATGTATTTCTGCGTAGTTATGGCCAAATTGGACATCACACCCAAGAGGCCTTCTTAGTTTAAATTCAGCATTAACTTCTTCCAATGCTGAATTTGTGATATTTCTCATTATATTTTTAATTTTCTCTGAGTCTTTAAACCTCACCATGAATTCATCATGCATTAACAAGCTTAATCGTTTAGTTTTAAACGCTTGCTCCATCTTAGTCATGATATTATTTATCCACATATCAAAGAAAAAGCTTCCAGTTCCTTGACACAGAGTTGAGAATCTATCTGATTCCTTTCTAAGTGAATAACAAAAACCATTCACTGGATTTATTAACCACTTCTGCCCGTAGGCATCCTGTATTATATTCTGCTCTTCAGCAATAGCTTTCACAGCCCAGTTCAGTTCCCAATATGCCTTTAGCAATTTCTTGGCCTCTGGTAGAGGCATCCCAGAACTCCTAGCTAAGGTTTCAGCTCCTGAGTTGTATACACAGGCATAATTGGTTGTCTTCCCTTTACTCCTAGCCGCTTTAACATGGTCTGGCTTTATTCCCTGCAGATACTCATCAAATTCCTTTGGAGTGATCATATTAGCAGTGAGGGCCATTTTAATATGCGCATCATAATTTTCATCCATCATAGTTGCCACATACTCGGGATCATGAGGAATCATAAAATGATGTTTGGTCCTATCTTCCAATCCCGATAAATCAGAACCGAGCAGGGTAAACCCCTCCCCAGCAATAAATGATCCCCTAATGTTTTTCCCATACATCTTATCAATGCCCGGAAGGTTAACCACCCCCCTATGCTTTTCCCTAAGAGTATTGGTCAGCCCTCCAACACCCGCCTCAATGAGATTTCCTTCTCCCATTCGAGTTAAAAACCCTTTCACTGTGTCAAACCTGTGCTTAATCACTGTGTATTTCTCATACACCCTAATCTCAGGTATCTCCTCCGCTAGGGCCTGTACAGAGGGGCAAAGTTCCTTACCGTCATCCCCATCCCTATTTATCTGGGGAATCCCTCGTGGCTTAGGTTTCATACTCTTCTTAAAACCACTCTCTACCCAAGCCTGTTTTGCATCTTCATCAGTAACCCATTTAAAAGTTTGAGGTTTCCACCCTTTAGAGAAAAGGAGCCTCTTAATTTGTTCAGGGCTGCTAATTTTAGGAGGATCATACTTAGTGATCACCTTCATTTTTTTCTCATCGCCTAACCACTCTACTAAAGTATTTCCTAAGTGATCTTTAGTCCCCACTCTTTCAACTAGGTCATTCCATTTAACTCCAGCCGCAGAAAGAGACCTATCTTTTTTATGAGGCTTCTTTGGAGGAGTCTTTTTGCTGTATTGAGGGACATGTGGCATAACTGCCTCAAGCTCTTCTTTAGCAGCTTGTAATTTACCCCCCAGCTCTCCTTCAAATTTTACCAGCCCCGGCTTATCCATAAAGCATTTAGTTTTTTCTCTTAATGCAGCCATATCCCTTTTGAACATTAAGAATGTTAAAAGCTTTTCTATCCACTGTTCTCTAGAAAAGTTGCCAACAAATTGATCAAGGTAAATCTCTTCATCCTCTGAAACTCTCCTACCCCCAACAAGGTTGAGGTCTATCTGGCTTTTTGATATTCCATAGAGGTTTTCCAACCTTTGCATCTGATCTTGCCACAATGCAAAATTGATTTTCACATCATCCACACAACGATTCTCATACACTTCATAAGGTTCATTATGCCAGTCCACCACTTTAGGTTTAGGAATTCCAAAAGCTTCAAAGAAGTCATCCAAACCATGCTGGCTTCTGTTAGGCTCGATATACCAACTTAATTCTAAAGAGTCAATCAACATTAAAGACGACAAATCTATATTAAGAAGTTTCTCAAAAACCCGGACATCAAAGCAGATTCCATTGTGAAACACCATAGGCACTTTACTGTCCATGTGCCATGTCAGGAGCTGCTTAATCCTCTCAGTTTCATTACCGGGAATGGATCGTATTTCTTTAGAGTCAAAAGGTTTATAACTAACTACATGAATCTTAGTAATTTCTTCCAAGAAACCATTCCCTTCCAAGTCAGCTACTGTAGCTTGTTTGTAGTTAGATATCTGTTTCATTTATTGTACCAAAAATACCAACATCTTTTTTAAAAAGAAACTTAAGCCTTTGCCACCAAGAGGAGTTTTTCGCTCTTACCACACCCTCTTTATACCCCTCAATAATAAATTCTTTTCTGTCCAATTATCCTTACCTCTTCTAGCTCCTCTAGGCATGACTCTACCCGATATCGGGCCTTTAGGAGGTCTTCTTCATACTGACTCTCAAGACGCTCTATCTCCTCTTGAGCACCCTCCAACTCCCTTTGAAGGCGGTCAATTTCACTATAAAGAATTTCCGCATCATTATACACCTTTTTTCTCCTCTTGATATTGTGGTGGACTCTTACCGCCCTCCCCATGCTCTGAAAAATAAGTATCAAAATTATAAAGAGTGTGTTTTAAATTTTCGTAATAAATTGTCCCAGCAGGTCCAGTTAAGCCAGTCCATCTACATTTACCTAACTCCACCTTAGTGGTATTCCTCTCTATCGGATCTTCTGCATACTTATCCCTAGTGAAAAATACATTAGCCCCTGCAGACTTAACAATGGAGGAAATTCCATGTACATCGTCCTCTGTCAATTGCCTTACGATCCGCTTACCCTCCTTGTCAGTACTGACAACACTTTTCCTAATATGGCAGACAGGAATTATAGTTACTCCCCTTTTGACAGTGGCTTTCATCCACCTAACAAATCCATTTTGAGTATCCATATCAACACCCTCGAAAAGATCTTGAATAGGGTCAATTATAATCACTTTACAGTCATATTTTTTAATCAAGATCTCTATCTGACCTTTTACATGCTCTAAAGTCCCTTCCCTGTCATCAAGTAAAACAAATCTAGGCTCTCCACTTTCATCATCGCATAACTTTTCTCTAGCTTTTAGTGCGACTGGCGAGTTAATAAAATTTACCGCATCTTGAGGGTCTTTTATTAAGGAAATCTTTTTCCCCATCTCCCTAGAAAGCATATTCACCATATATTGCCCAGCATTGAGTTCTAAAGACATGATACCAATTTTATATGGGGAGTTGTAAATCCAATACCTCACCACCTCATTTACGATTGTAGTTTTACCAATACCAGTTCCGGCAATAAGGTTGACAATATACCCTAGAGGAATACCCCCTGCAAATAATTCCTCCAAAGGTTTTAGGAAACTAGGTAGAGGGAGTTTTTCCCTCGCTAATTCTGTTACCATCTGTTCATCTGCTTGATGAGATGTCATCACCCCACTTGGAACATATTCCCTAGCGTTCCAAAAGTCACTAATAAATTGCTTTTGCATTTTCTTGTTAAGCATTTCATTAGGATCTTTTCCACTCCATGTAACTATCTTAATTTTTTCTTTAGGTAACACTTCGCAGATTTTTTTAGTTGCCGCCATCCCAGCTTCATCACTATCCATCCCTATGAGGATATTTTCAAAGGTGTTTAACCAGTCATATTGAGCCGCCACTTGTTTGACTGCGCTTGACTCACCTGTTGTAGGGCTTACTACTGGCGTAGGAGCATACCCCTCTTGATTTTTATTTTGCTGGTACTCATGTAACATTTGAAATGCCGCTACCTTATCTTCCTCTCCCCCAACAAGGAGGACATACTTTCCACCCCCTTTGAATTTAAATTGGCCCGATAGTTGAGATTTCAACCCTGTGTTACCTACTTTACCCTTAGAAAAATCTTTAGGGTGATTGCGACACTTATAGCCAGTAACCTCTTTTAAATCATTCGTCTCTGGATAATAAGTGGCAATAACATTTTTTTGGCCATCTAATTTGAATAGGTGGTTGTAGAACTTGTGGTATTTATTTTTTATTCCTCGGTAGTCATTAGACCTATAGGTTTTATCTTTAACAAAAGCTTTCTGTGCCTCTATCGGCATGGCTGGCACTAGCTGTTTATTCTGAGGTTTCTTCTCAGGTTGTTGGTCTAACGAGGTTTTTAATTCCTCCACAGGGGTGTTTGTAATATTAGAAATTATCTCCAATGCTTTCTTAAAGTTAATCTCCTCTCCTTTATGCTCTTTATAATAATGCTGTATAAAATCCACAGCATCCCCTTGCCATCCACACCCAAAACAGTAAGCAGTGTTTTCCCAGACATTAAAACTGTCTGTTTTTTCACTATGGAAGGGGCAATTTCCTACATGGTTGTCCGACTTCCCTTGTAGCTCTAAGAACTCGGAGACAACCAGTGGTAAATCTACATCTAACGCCATTATTCGAAGACTTCTACCTCCTTCGTGGTTTTGGTAACTTCCTTGATACACCTACTGGTTTGGTAAAATTCATAACTACCATAACTATCGCAAATTATGTGGGATTTGTAATACTTCCCCCTCCAAGAGAAAATAAAATCAAAATCTTCCTGACCAGCCTCCCCAAAAGGAGGTTCGACAATTTCAAAATTGTTTTCTTCTACCCAAGCTGTCCAATCTTCGACATCTCCAAGCCACCACCATCTAGGGCTATTAAAGATCATGTCATACCAATTTTCCTCCATATCATTAACTGAAGGACTAACCTCTGAGAGGGAGTTATAAATTTCCTGTGCTATTTCATTCATAAACAGTCACCGTTTTTTCTTTAGGGCTTACTTCAGAAAGACTATAAACAAAATTATCGTAGTAACACCCGTCATGTGAGTAGTAGGTATACTCCCCATAGTAGTACTTCCCTCGCCAAGAAAAGACTGTGTAGCAGTATTCGCCACCACCCTCTTCATTACTTTTTTCATCGACAATTTTAAAACCATTTTCAGAATCCCAACGCTGTTGGGGGGAACCTTCGTACGTAGGGGGCTTCCAACTGTCAGTAAGTACTTCCTCAATAAGGGAATCCTCTGACATACCCTCACAAACATTTTCCCTATAACTTGCTAAGATTTCATCTATCAACTGCTGTTGATTAGTTTTTTGTCCTACACCCATTGTGTCACCTCCACTTTTCTTGCTTCCACTCTTTTGAGTGTATTTTCCATGTCGTAGTACGTATAGCCCTGATGAGAGTAGTAAGAGTACTCTACTTTGTAAGTCAGGCCTTTCCATTTAAATATTGTGTAGCGATATTCAGCCCCACCTTCACCACCACCTTGAGAGGTAATAAATTCATAATTATCTGCGAATTCATCCCCGTCTTCATCTGCATAGTAATACCCACGGGCCACTACCTTGTAAATGGCGTCTTCACCCATACAATTACAGTTTAAGGGGTTTGTCCTAAGAGCCTCTTCCATCTCCTTCCAGATTTTTTTACTCATAATATTCCACCTCTCTTATTTTCTTTTCTACCACTTCGATATTAAAAGTGTCTACACAAACTTCCTCTTGATAAGAGTCCATTGAAAAGGGAATCTTTATGTAAGAGTTGTCATGCTCTAGGATCATATACTCGTCACCCTCGTCATCCTCGTGTCGGGCAACGCAATTAACACCACACTTTTCAGGGTTTTCCACTATCAGCTTCCACAACTCTGCCTCCTTGATATGACTCCTTACAGTGGACAATACCTTATTTAAAATACTCATTTATCCTCCAATTTTAATGTTTTAATTAAATGCTTAAAATACCTATATTCAGGCTTATAAAACTCCTCAATATTCATCACCATAAACTCACTAGCCCACCCTTTTGTTAGTCGAGTTATTGTCTTCCTCAAACTGTACATGTAAGCCCTATACCATGAAATCTTACCTCCATACTTAGGGTTTATCATCCACCTCTCAGCAGCAATAACTGAGGTTTCTTCCCTAAACATCCTTATCTGGTCTTCCCTATCCATTTTGAAAAACTTCTCCTTATCAATCAACACCTCCTCACCCTCAACTAGACAATTCTCGTACATTGGCCTACTCGGATACGCCACAAGCTCATGGAGGTAATCATGGTCGTAGACATAAGTTACAGCGTCTGTAAAGAAGTCCTCTTTCCCCTTTTTCAAGCTTAGGAATTCCTTTTCCCCATGCTCCTGTCTCCAGATAGGTTTGAGAGCTTCATACAGCTCCGGTATGAGCTTACACCCCTTAGCCCCTAGCCAGAGTATGTCTAACTTTGTCTTCTCCCAGTGAATGTCATATTCAAAGTGGGAGAGCTTCATAGTGTATATTGCATCTGCAGTAGCATACGAGTAACACCCAGAGGTAAATACAGGAACTAAGGCCATAACCTCTATAGGGATAATACTAATATCACTGCCCGGCCTATACTCTTTCATAGCATCCGCCCAAGCCTTGTCTGGAACCCATAAGTCTAAATCTTGAGGTTCCCTACGGTTAAGTCCGGCCTCTTTTAGGGCAGTGCTTCCTACAATAATATGGATGTCTACTCCGTACCTGCCTCTAATTCAGACAGTTTCAGCAGGAAGAGTCCATGTGCGAGTATTAGTTTTCTAGCACTTAACCCACCGTCGCTGCTGCGCATAACCATTTCTATGAGTTTGTCAGCAGATACCTCACAGTCTCGAACTATCTCTAAATAATCTTTTGGGTGTTCATCCTTAAGATCTTTTTTAAGGCTCGATACCCACTCTAATTGCTGTTGTTGCGCCTCACTCATTTAAAACTCCTCGTAGGGATTTCCTACACTAATTACATTTTTAATCCCCATATCATACCAAAGACGTATCATACAAGGCCTATCATCTATTACTGCTCTCACGTTATAATTGGGGGCGATGTGCTCCCAAAACAACTCTTCTTTGATGACCGTATCCTTCCGGTTGTCCCCAGCTTCCCTCATTAAAAGCTTATCACTTAAGTACAAATCTCCTTCAGAGAACCAAGGAACTTGCTCTTCTAACCACTTTAAAGTTTTATCCCTACAAGACCCATCTCGGCCACTTAAGAAGATAACGCTGCAAGGGGGGGAGTTTGCCAAACCGCGAAGCATTTGTAAAATCTCTCTTCTAGGTTTGTCTTGATCAACTTTACCCCAGTCAAAAGGGCCTCTCACTCCTGTCATGTCTGCGACAGTTCCATCAATGTCACAAACAATAGCAAAAGGTAAATCCTCATTAGGCACGTACCTTTTACGGTCAGTGTAAGTTAGCCATTGTTGCCATTGTTGGTATAAGACTTTCTTACCAACCCCAAACTTTCTTGAAGAGTCCCTTTCCCAAGCTTCTTCAAGAGTGATAGGAAACTCCTTAATACCTACCTCATACCCCCAGCTTTCCAATTTTTCAATCAAAGGAAGTCTGTACTTAGGGTTAAGATTTGTATCAGAGATAACTATATTCTTACCTGCTTCGCAGGCTTTGGCCATCTCATCATTACAAATTTCTGTAACAACTTGTTCATTTTTCTTTGTGAATTTATACTTTGACCAATCTAACTCCACCACTCCTAAGTCTTCATTGAACGCTTCTGGTTCACATAGAAGAGACCTGATATTATCTCGATTGATTTCCACCCAGTTAGGGTGGCCCTCACAAAAATCTCTAGCCCAAGTGGACTTACCACTCCCAGAGATCCCTACAGTAATGATTGCTTCTAACATTTATCCTTCCTCCATTCGATACTCTCCAGTTGGGGTAGTTGTGACGCCAATTACCACATCTGTAAGGACATTATCCTCACAATGATCACACCAAGCACTTACATGCTCTAATGCGCCAACATTTACGTATGATAAGTATTGGGATTTTAAATCGAATTCCACTTCATTACCACACTTGGGACATTTATCCTTAAAACTAATTTCCGGATAAAATCTCTTAATTTCCAACTCCACACCAGATGGTGTTGGTATCGGTTCTAGCATTTATTTCCTCCAAAAGTCTGGGTCATTAACGTCCCCAAGGACAAAAGTGACCACAGCATTATTTTTAACGTAAAACTTAAACCTTCCATTTACTACGATGGAGCAGGCGAGTTTGTTTTTATAAAAGGGTGTTGTCTCCAACAACATGTTTAACCGACCATTTCTTATTAAGGCCAACATAGTCCCTTTAAGGTCATTACGCTCCGCTGGTCTTAAGAAAAGTTTAGCCCTTTGGTTAAATCTTTTAACTGCATGAGGGGTCACGTACAAGTTGGAAATATCATACATACTACCTCCTTAAAAAATATTTTGAGCGCCAATTAATCTGGCTTCGACTCCCGTAAGTTTTTCAAATTCCAAGGCGAGCTTTTTAATTTCATCTAACCACTCCCCATCCATTTGTGAGACAAGGATATTGTCTACTGCAAAACCTATAAAGGAGGTGCCCCACTCCGCACCACAGTGCTCACCGTAAATTTCCAGCCCACAATCCTCTGCCCATTCACCCTCGGTATCCTCATAATCCTCTGGGGCACTTATCCTACTACCATGTGCCCCAACTAACATACCTCCAGAATAATGTATCCCCATCTCAGTTTTCCTCCTCCATATCTAAGACATCTTCTTTAATTATTCCCTCTAAGAGTTTAAAGGCAAAGCTCTTACTCTTAAAGAATTGGGGTGTTTGGCCCCCATTATCCACCCTTAGAATGACTCCCTCACTGATGTGAGAAGGGTCAATGTAATCCTCTGTCAAGAGGTCTGGGCGTTCTGTAAGAAACTCCACTACAGTTGTCAAGGAAGCTGTGTCGCCATCATGAATCTTGGGTTGACATATAGGAACTGGTCCTAATAAATCCCTGTCCTTACACCATTGTAACACTTGTGCATCAGTAAAGTCAAGTGATTTACCACTTTCATTTACATAAGTGATACGGTATATATGAAAGCGCCACTCGTGGTCCTTACAGTTGTACTTATACTGCATTGACTCTCCATACTTTTTAGAGTACTTCTTGCTTTGCAACGCCTTATCAAGAGCCTTGGTCCCATGTGAGGGCATGATAGGCTTGCCATTAGCGTAGCCAGCAATCTCACCATAAACAGTCATACCTTTTTCAAGGTAAGGTTTTATAGTTTCTAAAACATCATACCGAAATTGCTCTGACCCATGGAAACCCTCCTTGTCACAATCTTCCTCATAGCGAGTTACATTGCGGGTTCCTACAACATAATCCCAACTCTCAGAATTAAACAAATTAAATTTGTTTAGCAGTTTTTCCAGCCAAGTTCTAGGCTCCTTGACAATCTTGGTAAGGCTGTATCGGGCAGATGTTCCATGCACTTTCGCATGAAAGGAGAGTAAAGCCCCTTTTGGAATAAGATTTGCATAATGTCGAAATTGTTGAGTGTCAACATGCTTAAGAAAAAGAGGTGTTTCTATTTTCTTTTTCTTGACTTGCCCCTTCTTCCGGTTAGCTTCTGCTCGTTGTCTTTGTGGAGAAATATACTTACAACAAATCTCCTCCCCACCTATAGAATTGAGAGTGTCGCCCACTTTTAGATTAACGGGGCTAGACAAGTAATCTAAAGAGCTTAAAGGCATAAATAAAGCTTCCGACTTAGCCTTCCTTAAAGTGAGAACTTTAATTCTTCGATTATCCTCAAGAAAGCCAGCCTTATGATCTGGGTCGATGTTTAAGTCAGTGTGCCTGTGTAAGTTATTATGCTTGCAGTAATTGTACGCTAATTGCGTATCTGCGGGGAATAAAACCCCTACATCACCAACTTCATAATCCCCCCTACTCACAATACAACTTTCACCTAATACTTTGGCGACAACAATATTGTCAGCATTTAGGATTTTTTCAATCGCGTCTATCTTTGCAATAATTGCTTTATAACCTGACATTATTCCCCCTCTTTAGTTTATTTAAAAATTATTCCCACACCTTTGAGGGAATTTCTAAGATTATTTTCCCATTCTCAATAATATTGAGAAGGCGATTGTTTTTGAAAGTGTACTCA